ATGCCGAACTGGACGCGCTGGCTTGGCCCGACAAGTCGTTGTGTGGTGCCGTTCACGTCCTTTGCCGAACCGGACCCGGCAAGGCAGGTGCCGGGAGGCCGCGTTCCGAATGCCTGGTTCGCAGCCAGCGAAGATCGCCCGCTGATGTTCTTCGCCGGGTTCTGGACGCCGTGGAGAGGCATTCGAAAGGTCCGGGATGGAGAACAGGAATTCGAGCTGTTCGGCTTCCTGACGACATCACCGAACGAAATCGTTGAGCCGATACATCAGAAGGCCATGCCGGCGATCCTGACGACACCGGAAGAGGTTGACCTGTGGCTGACCGCGCCATGGGAAGAAGCCCAGCACCTGCAGCGTCCGTTGCCCGGCAACATGCTGGTCATCGTCGATCCACCGGCAAAACCTTTGGACGATATCAAGGAACCGAAGTTGCTATGAGCATGAGCCCCGAGAGCCGCACAGACAATCCCGCCGCCAGCATTCACGAGAACCATTGGTGCGAACATCCCGGCTGCAGCAAGTGGGGCTGCTATGGCTTCGCCAGGTCGAAAGCAGAAAAGCCGACATGGCATTGCAGCGAGCATTACCCGCATAAGCCGTTCGGCCGGTGAGCGACATGCGCCGGTTTTCTAACCTGGCCCTGATCGCGTTCATCGCCGCGCTGATCGTGTTTCAGGCCGTCAGTTTGGTAATGCAGTTCTTGTGATCAGCCGGGCAGGCTGAAACCGCCCTTGAGCATGAACGCCACGATACCGGCCACGATGCCGCCGATGAACAGCCACATGAGACGGGAGAGGTTCGTATCGATCCGGTTGAGGCGCTTGCCCATCTCTTCGAAGCGAACGTCGAGCTTCGCTCCCGAAATTTCCGTCTGCTGCTTCCAAACCTCGAGCGCGGTCAAACGTTGCCGATCTTCGGTCCTGCCGTGCTCAAGTGCCACCACTCTGGTACGGATATCGGCTGCATCCATTTCATCGTTCCCTATCATCAGTCCCCATGCCCTTTCAGATGCGTATGCGAGAAGAAAGCGCCGCCGCTCACCAGAACCACGACGCGATAGTGATCAGCACAAAGGCCGCGATGCAGAGCACCGCGAACGGCTGAGTGTGAAGGAAGCACATGGGCCGCCCCTATTTTAGATGTGCGAAAAGTTGCATAACCACCGAACGCAACCGGAACCTATAAGGAACCGGCAGTCCCGGATGATGTCAGGGCGATGGGTTACCAGCCGCGATCGGTAATGATGTCGGCGGGCCCCTGCATAAGATAGTTCATTCCATCGCTGGTCAGATGCGTTTCATCCACCTGGAGAAGGCTCGGCGGTATCTGTCCGGCCGCCACCGCAGCATCGTCGCCCGGAGACGTGGCGTGCGCAGCCAACAAAGCCTGCCCGTCCACCGTGTTGTTCGGATAGGCCGCCAGCAAAGCATTGCTCAAGGCGAGCGTGGCCGCATTTGCCTCCGTGGTCTTGTTGGCCCGTTGCATCGGGGGCACGATGATGAAGCGGTTATGCCCGATGGCCTCGATCATGTCAGCATACAGGCCCATGTCCGTTTCGAGTGAACCGTACCCGTTGTTGTCGCCGTCGATATGCACGAAGACGCCACGGTAAAGCTCGGGGTTCGCCTGTACGCGGGCAACTTGCTGCGCAAGGGTGGACCCGCCGGAAGCCGTCACGAACACCGGTTTCCCAAGAATGGTTGAGAGAGATCCGGCGCCAGAAACGCCGTTCGCACCAGCCGGGTAGCTGTCCCCTTCCATCGAAATCGCGTTCGTGGGGACATGCTCGCCAGCCCATACGGTGACGCGCTCAATGGTGCCGGTCCATGTCTGCCCGGTTGAGGATCGGCCGATGTATATTATACCGATGCCGGGCATCGTTCCCACCGTGTCACCGACGATACCGCCATCGTCCAGCCGGGCCATGAAACGATTGGTCGCGTTCGAAATCTCCAGAACGTGCGATGCCCCAAGCGATACGACGCCCATATCCAGAGATGCCGCAGCCGAATTGCCGAAGGTGACGGTGACGATCAGATGATTGTCGGAGGCCCGCAGGTTGGCGGTGATCTTGTTGCGAACCGTCGCGGACTTGGAGTTGCCACAGCCTTCGAATACGGCTTGATCACCCGCAAGGCTTGCCGGTGTCGTGAACGCGATGCGAGCGGCCAGGGAAGCGGGCGTGAAACCATCGAATGGGATGCACTCGTAGCAGAAGAATGGCCCGCAAATCGCCGTTCCGGTCGCTCCATTGGCCCCGATCCGAAGGCCTATGTTGGAGGTGGTTCCTTCCGCGCCGAAAGTGTTATCTCCTGTGACATCCGACGACGTATTGTTGGTCACGGTCGCGCCGTTTGCCGTCGATGGATTGGCGATCGTCGCCAGGACGATGACGCCCGATCCGGTAGTGCCGCGACGGTAGGTTCCGCCGTATCGATAAGCGTGACTGAGTTCGGTCGTGACGGCATGGTAGCCGGTGGGATTGTTCCCGCCGTTGCCATCCAAGACAAGTTCGCCATCAACTGCCGAGAGAAGCGCGCTGTTCTGCGCCGTCCAGCCCGTGAGGTCAGCAACAGGATCACCATTCGTCAGCAGGTTCCCGCTGATGTCGAATGGCCCGACCGTGCGCGCTATGCCGCTTACGCTGATGCCGGCGGCGGTGTTGAAGGCAGCCTCATTGTCATATGCCTGCCCGTCGAAAATGAACCGGCTGTTGGCATAGTCCGCATCAAAGGCGGAGCTTGTCCACCAAGAGCCGCCCCCACCGCCCTTGTTCAGGTTGAGAATGCTCGTGAGGGACAGATCGAGGGACAAGCGCATCAGCGGGTCTCACTTGCGGCAGCCGGAATCGCGCCGGCACTGATCATTGTTGGACGAGATCGCCGGGCCTGCCGTCGCATCCTGCGAAGCTGCTCGGGCGGTAGCCGGATCAGAGAATCGCACGAACTGATAACCGGAGCCATCAGTCGCACCCTTGCTCTGGCAAGCCACTATCACGCATGAACACAAGGCAACGGTCGCGATCCGATAGAGCACGGAAGTTCGCATTGTTCTTCTCCAGGGTTTGAATTCGCTCGAGGGCGTTCTTTGCTTCCTCGATCTTCGCGGCTTGGCGCTCGGCGCTCTTGCCGTAAAGATAGGCGGGCGTTGCCATCAGGGCGGCGCCGACGATAGCCCCTGCCCCGAGCTTGAGGTAATCGAGGATGCCGAACATCAGCCCATTCCCCCCACCTGCTTCGCCACCGCCTTCTGATCACGACGGCGCAGGAAGAGAAGCACGGCAACCAACGCGACCACACCCGCGACCAACAGCAGCGCCAAATTCTCGAAGGGGATGCCGCCGAACTTCTCAAAGAATGTCCCGATGCCGCCGAAGATGCCGCCGGTCAGGACAGGCCCGACGACTTCCTTGGATTGCCACCACGGCTTTTCGAGGCTGGGAGGGGTGACGGGAACTGGAACCGGCTTCTCAACCGGAACCTCGATCTTCTCGATCGGCTGCCCCTCTGCATGTCGGCGCTTCACTTCGGCCAAGACAGAGCGAACCTTGAGCGTCGTCACAGCGGCATGCTGGCCGCCGTAATGGCCCTTTCCGGCCGTCGTCGGCAGGCTCGCCCATTCCTTCGCGAGGTTGTCGATCAGCGTGTCCTCGCTCAGCCGGCCGGCGAGATACTTGTCGATCCCGCGCTGCCCGAGCAGGTAGCAGGCCATCTCGTCCTGACAATCCTTGTCGAACTTGCGCGTAGTAGGATACCGATCGGGCAAGTCCTTCCGGATGTTGCGCGCCGTGGTGCGGACGATCTGGTACCGGCCGCAGGCTGACGAATTCAGCGCGTTCTTCGGATGCTTCAGCATCTTCGTCTGCAGCGCGTCGAGCTCGGCGAGCGTCATCGAGACGAGGTCAACGTCTCCCCCGGTATAGGCGCCATAGGCCAACGTCTCGTTATAGCCGTCGCCCTTGTCCGTACCTTCGGTGAAGCCGATGAGATCGAGCATTGGGCGGTAGACGTAGTATTTATCCATTGGGGCCCCTCCTTTGGGCACGGGAAGGCGCCGCCGCATTGATGCGTCGTGCCTGGTTTCTCCGATGTTGAAAGGAACTGCGCGGTCACGCCCGGATTGAATTTGCGTGACCTAAACGCGTAAAGCGAGGTAGCGACCTGTCTTCCATACCGCCGGACAGTGCGGCGGCGTCAGATTTACCAGATCAAAACTGGTGATTGCCGGAGAGGAACAAAGAAGCTAACCCTTCCAGCACCAGCAGGGGGTAGAGCATCTATGTCTTTGACGGGCAATAACGTTGCTGTCTTGAGTATTGGTATGTCATGCCAAACCTCTCATCAAATTCGTGAGCATGCTTCCCTCCTGCGAGAAGTAACAGGCGACCCGTCACTGAAGGTGAAGGCGCTCCCGTTCGACTGGCTCATCTCGCAACCAACCTCAACCCTGAGCATACTCCAAAGCGTCAAACGATTCCCTGACCTAGATGAACTTGCGATGCGCCAAGGGAAGCCATACTGGCCGCGTCATAACGTATATTTCTGGCACGCATTTAAAAATGACGAGCAGCAATTCGATATACCCGGCACCTACAACATGGTCCGCGAAACGATGCTCATGCGCTGGGAGCGCTTCTCAAACGCGGTCATAGGCCGCCGCTTGATCTTGGTCATGTCGAACACTCAGAACGACTTGGACGGTCACTGTCGCGCCGCTGGGACGATGAGTTCAATTTTCCAGATGTCGAAGCTAAACAGCATCGCCCGCGAAATCCGCCAGATTTTAGCTCCATCTGCCGAGATCGTCGTTGTGAGCCGCAGAGACAGAATGTTGGCAGATGAAGAGCCAAGAGGGATAAAGTTATTCTACCACCAGCCAGATAGTAGCCGATGGGAGGGGGACAATGCGCAGTGGGCTGAAACTTTAACTGCCGCGTGCTCCCCTGCCCTAGCCATACCTACTAAAACAGAGCACTTATTCCCAGTGGCGCTCAACAATGAACGCAGCGACCTCGAAGCCTCGGGTGCCGTTCCGGTCCCTGCGTAAGTACTCACTCCGGTGATCCACTGATCTTGTGTGCCCCCGGGGCGCTTGAATGGCAAGTATCGGCTATCCAATCCTAGATGACGGGTTTATGAAAGTGCTTCCGACAATGTTCTGCGGATCGTTCCTTGTACTACCTCAAGTTACATACTCGAATCGTCTCGGCATTTATTATTCGCGAAATCGCAAGCCGATACGGCCGTAGCCCGGGTGGTTACCTTTGGGCTTTTCTTCAGCCCATAGCGTTCATTGTGCTCATGTCGTTGATCATGGGAAGCCTAGGGCGCATGCCTGCGCTGGGAGAGAGCTTTCCTCTTTTTTACGCGACCGGCTTTCTATCCTTCAATTTATACAAGGGGATGGAAACTTATCTTGCGTCAGCCGTAAGGGCCAACAAGCCGTTGATGTCCTACCCTACCGTTGCCCCGATTGATGCGGTCGCTGGCCGCTTCATTCTGGAAGGGGCGACGTCACTCATTGTATCGATCGTCATTCTCGGCGGCGCTATGGTTTTCGTTAGACATCCAGTGCAATTGCAGTGGACCCACATTTTTGAAGCCATTGCTTTGGCCTGGACACTCGCGCTCGGCGTGGCGCTCATGAATATCGTCTTATTCTTCCGGTTCCCGCTTTATGAGAAGGCATTTGGGATCGTGATGCGCCCGCTCTTCTTGTTATCTGGCGTCTTTTATGTGCCGGGGGAAATGCCGCATCCAGCCCGCGAATTTCTCCTCGATAACCCTGTCACGCACCTGATTATGCTCTTCCGCTGGGGTTTCTATGGTGACCGTGCCGCCCAAGGGCTGGACATTTGGTTCTTGAGCGAATTCACGCTTGGAACTCTATTCGTCGGCATGTGCATCTTTACGTTTTGGCCCGTTGGCAGGGAGCGTGAGTAGCGCATCAGTGTTAGAAGCGGTGAAATGTCGGGCTAGGCAATCATACGTGACGAGGTTATGACAGGCGACGGAAAGGACCATGCCATGACTATTCACGAATTGATTGACCACCTAGCGTTTGCCAAAACCGGTGCCAAATACTTGGACCGGAGGATTGCAGAGTTAATTGGCTGGACGGTGCGCGAGGAAGTCAAGGACGATGGAACGCGTCAGCATGTCTGGTCAAATCCATCCGGAGAAGACGCGAGGGTACCGAGATTCACGACGAACCTGCAGGCAGCTTATGAACTCAGTATGCAACTCGCCCCCGGGCAAGCTATTGCCGTCTCATGGGGGCCCTCAAGTGGAAGCGCCGTCATCGACGATCAATCAAACCGTGTTGACGCAACAACCCCCGAACTAGCGCTCTGTATAGCTGCATTGCGTCACTACGCGAAAAATCAGCGAATTTGAAATTTATCTCCCTTTGGAAGACTCCAATCAATCCCTTCTATACATATGAGGCCCATAGATGAATGAAGCAGTCAGGCAATACCTGGAGAAGGATTATACTGCCCTCAAAGGGATGTCCTCTGTTGGGTCTGCCCTCGTGGCGGCTAAACTAATCGAACGTCAGTCGACGGACGGCATTGTCGGCCCGATAGCGGAAATCGGCACTTATGAAGGCCGCTATTTCATCGCCATGGCCCTGAGCGCGAAGCCAGACGACGGACTTATCGCTATCGATACCTTCCACTGGCCTGACGAAGGCGTAAAAGACAGGTTCCTGGCAAACTGCAAGAAATTCGGTATAGCTGAGAGCAGGATCACTGTGCATAAGGGCAACAGCGCCGACTTGTCGGGAAGCGCCTTGAAATCACTCATGGGCGCAGAATCTCGGTTCTGCCATGTAGACGGTGACCATACCTATGACGCTGGCCTTCACGATCTCCGAATTGCCTATGAAACAATGTCTGCCGACGGCGTTCTCTGCCTCGACGACATGCTTCACCCAATGTACCCCGAGCTCACGGTTGCAGTTGCCGATTTCCTCAAGAACCACCATGATCTTGTCGTTTTTGCCGTCATTGACCGCGACCCCGCGACAGTGGGAGCATCGAAAAAGAAGTTCTTGAGTGCCCCAAAATACCTTTGCTGCAAGCGGCCCCGTCTTCAATATTACCAGAACGCCCTCAAGGAACTCGTTCCCGACATGCTGATGACGAGGGTTTCATCCTTTAGCGGCAACAACGCCTTGATCCTTATCCCCTGACGGCCGGCATCATGAAACTAGCCATCTGCGCAATCTGCAAGAACGAGAAGCCGTACTTACTGGAGTGGGTGGCATTCCAACAAACGATCGGTTTTGACCGGATCTTCATATATGACAACGTCAGTGAGGACGGCACATCAGAGATGCTCGCGGCCCTCGATAGAGCCGGACATATCGAGCGCATTCACTGGCCCAGGCGCCCCGACGTCGCCCCGCAGCGGGACGCCTACGCCCACTTTATCCAGACGAGAGCCCAGGACTTCGATTGGGTCCTCATTTGTGACATTGACGAGTTTCTCGTGCCGCAGTCCGGAACGGTCGTGGATTTCATCAATCGAGCTACGGCGGCCAACCCAAACACGTCGGCCATCGCGATACCCTGGCTGATGTTCGGCTCAAGCGGCCACAAGCGATTCTCGGAAGACCTCGTAATCGAGAGGTTCACGAAATGCGAACCAAGCCCTTCCCCATCCGTGAAAACGCTGTTCAGACCGAAACATGCTTACAACATGAGGACACACATCTGCGACCTCATCGATGGTGAGTATGTCGATAACACGTTCGCTATCGCGGAATGGAGTAAGCGCCGCCCGATCGACTTGGCCGACCCCAAGAGAGGCCATGCCTTGATCCATCACTATTTCACCAAGTCCAGAGACGAGTGGGTTCGCCGGAGAACCATGGGGCGCGCTGATCGCGTCGAAGATCAAAAGCGGGACGTTGCAACCTTCGATCGCTACCATCGGCAAGAAGCGCAAGATATCTCCGCGCTTATACGAGCGCCAGAAGTCCGCGGTAGGATATCCTCTCTGAAAACATCCTTGGCGGAGCACTTCTCCGACATTCAAGACGGCGGAATAGCGATCCTCCTTGTCAATGGGAGCTGGATCATCGGCAGGACCGTCAACGTACCCCAAGGTACCCCTATTCGATTGGTTATCAACGAAACCGAAGAGAGGCGCACCACCAATGACAAGCGGCTCGCCGGCGGCCATCTTGGATTCTGCATCAATGTGCGGTGGCTTGGTCAGCCGATAGAGAAAATCCGCGCATCTATAGTCGGCGGTTCGACGGCCTTCATGTTGACCAAGGAGCAATTCCCGACGCGGAGCGAAACCCTGGCAAACGTCATTAAATACATGCCGTCTGCAGAGCAAATCATCTTCGATCTTGCGATCAAGATCGGCTCCGACAAGGCGCGGTTTCGCAGCCTACGGAAGGTTTCGTTTCCTAAATTCCCGAAGTTCCCAGAGTACGGGGATTTCTTGCAAGGCGTTCTTCGGTACGAAACGGACCCAGCATCATTCACCGCCTTCCTTTCCGAATACAAAACGACACATCGTGAAGCTGGCGAGGACGTTCTCAGCAAGTTCGGCAACCCAACGAATTATATCGGTGCCTTGGTGAGCGCCGCCACCCGGAGGACGCAACATGCTCTCTGAGGAAGAACTCATCCGGCGCTTGAACGAGCTTCGCGCCTCGGACGATTTTCATGAGCGGGACGCGGATGCGATCTACCTCATCATCGATTTTCTTGAGCAGCTCGGGAAACACAAAGTCGCGGACGCCCTCCGCGATGTCAATTTGCCGCCCGAGCGCCAGCGACCGGCATTGCGTTTGGTGAAGTGACCCACCTCATGAAGTTCCCGACCAAACCTCCCGTTCGCATCAGCGCCCCCATGGCCGGCCACGCTGACCCAGAGAGTAAAACGGTCGCCTTCATCGGGCGAGGAGAGGACGGAGAACCCGTGGGCGTCGAACTGTCTTACAAAGACGAGTACGAGTTTGTCGCATGGATACTGTCCCTCTTCAATCGTCCCGACCGAAATCCCGACCAGCGCATGGCAATCATGGCCGACGAGATCATTACCAGCCTCCATTACAACGAAGAAGCCAAGCAGTACTCCGCTACCTTTACCTTTCGAACCTCAGAAATGGACGTCACGTTCGGCAAGCGCTTGCCTTCTCAGTCGCGGGAGCGGGCCGCTGCTGCGGAAGCGCACCTTGACGGGCTGATGGAGGAGTTAACGAGCGCGGCGCCAATATCGAGGCAATAGGTACCTTCATGACCAATAGGCGTCTCATTCTGAAGGCCCCATTCAGCGCCCACGTTGACACCGTGGATAACAGCGCCCTCATTGTGGGGAAGGGGCCCAACAGCTCAGGAGCGGCGGTTGAATTCCAGTACGACGACAAGCAAGATTTCCTGGCATGGCTACTGGCGACTTTCGCCGATCGCGCGCATAAGTCCCCACAAGATATGGCGATCGCGGCAGATACGGTTTCGGTGGGAATACACCAAACGACACCGCCTGGCACATACGCCGCATCATTCAATTTCAAGAGCGGCGAAATGGATATCAGCTTCGCGGTTCGGCTGCCAAAAGCAAATCCAGACCGGATCGCGGCGGCGCAAGCCCATCTCAATGCGTTTATGCAAGAGCTTTCGAACCCTGACCCGGTCGTGAAACAGTGACTGCTGGAATAAGGCTTGGGGCGAGCTCTTTGGTGCCGCCCCAAGGTGATGCCGGATTCTCGACTGGATCCCAGTCGTTGGAAAGCGGTACTGAGAACCGCTCGCTTCCGCTTGCGATGGATCGCTTGTGGTGCGCATTTGTCCCCATACCAGCATCCCCTCGTATATGTTGCACTCGCGCGGATTGATCAGGAAGTCTCGGCTTGCGGCCGCTTGCCCCTCGCCGGCTTCCCCTCGATCATCTCATAGGCGCGACCGACGACAAGTGGGCCGTAGATGTTTACGATCAGGCGTTTGAGAAGCACGGCTTCTTCTGCGTCCAAATTGATCGGCCCTTTTGCGTTGTGGATGTCCATCGCCAAGGCATACTTCTTAACCGCCTCGTCAGGATCGGGACGCTTGCCGTCAGGCTGATCTTGAACCGTCATCAGAAGTGCATTTGTGGCGACGGAAGACAGCGTCAGGACTTTCCCGTCCATCTCCAGGGGACTGCCGTCGAGATTAAGGATTGGTTTAGAGAAATCGACTTTCATGGTTCACCTTTTGAGTTGTTAAGATCGCGCTGTTCGGCGGCGCATGCACGCCGATTGCTACTAAGCGAGTTGTAAGGATCATGCGTCACCTTCGAGAGATGCGCCTCCGTTCGCGATAACGTTGAAGTCGTCGGCGCGCTTCTTGATCTCCTGATGCCGGAGAACCATAGGCTTGAGGGCGAGCGCCCACATTACGCCTTCAAGAACGGCATTCACAGCCTGATCGACGGTTTCAGGGGTTACCTTCAGCCCTACGATCCGAGCAGTGCCGTCGCTCGTTATTTCAAGATAACGATCGCCATTCCCGATGCGGATTGTACCGCTCTCGATCGGATGCGGGACGCCGCAGCCGAAGACGGTGCAATTTCTCGGTTTATGCTCATGAGATGTGCTGTCACTTTCAAGCATGGTTTCTTCCTTTCTAAGCGGCTATCTTCACAGTGCCTGCGTCATTCCACAGGTCGCCGGTGGTAAGGCCAGACGCTGAGGTCGGCAGGGTCGAAAGCCTGATCCTCGCACCGCTCACCGTCACACGGTTTGTGTTGTGGTCGAACTGGATGTACCCGGCGAGGTTGGATCCGGGTCGAGCAAAGGCGATCGTTGCCACCGACGTTGCCGGCGTCAGAATGCTGATACCCGCATTCCCGTTGTTTTCGAAAATACCCTGCGAGGCGCCTGCCGCCGGGGTAATGCTGCCTGCAGAGGCGGCAAACACATGCAATGTGCCAAGCGGCAGGTTGTCGATCGGCATATTGATGCCCAAGCGGCCGGCCGAGAAGTCGCCGTTCAGGAGCGGGCTGCGCGTGTAGCGGTCTTGAATCAGAAGGCGATTGTGCAAGGTGGCGGGGATAGTGCCATCAGGACGGATGCCGGCATCCTGGCCGATTAGAACGGACCAGCTCGCGTCGAAGAAACCGCCATAGAAGCCAGCATTCGAACCAATGATGACGCTGGCGGAGCCATTCTTGTGGCTTCTGCCGGCATCCGGACCGATGTAGACATTGCCGTCACCCGTCTTATGGTTCAGACCAGCACGAACACCCAACGCGACCTGACGGTTACCAAAAAGCATCTCAAAGAGAGCATTGTTGCCGATGGCAGTGTTCTCATCTCCCTGCAATAGCAAACCCAGCGACCGGTAACCGTAAGCTGCGTCTCGAATGCCTTTGATAATGCTGTTCAGCGCGTCACGGCCAAACGCCTGCGTATATGCGAAATCGGCGGTCGAGGTCGCCCAGGGATTGGTGTTCATCCATGTTACAATGGATTGGCCGTCTTCCTCAGTGAGATTGAAAGCGTTATTGCCGATCCATGCAGGATTGAGCGTGTAGGCCCCCGGCGTGCCCAGAACAAGATTAGGGTTGGCGTTTCCGTTGTAGAACAGCGGATGATGCCAAAACTTTCCGTTCGCGTCCTGAGTAGGATTGGAGCCGCCCCAGGGCGCGACATATCCTATCCCTTCAAAACGCTCGACAAACTCCGAAAAGCGGAGTGAGCCAAAGCCCATAACGGTGACGCGGTCAGCATCGCTGAATCTCGTTAGGATAAGCGATCCAACCGCCGTTGTTCTGGCAGTGTGAGAATCGTTGGTATCCTTGATGCCCGCCCCGATGAGCGTATTGCCGTGGTTGCTGGCGGCCGGAAAATTGTCGAGGAGCCAATCCGTGTTGGTGTAAGTACGCGGGTTGGCGACGATCGAGGATCGGTCAGCCTTGTGCAGCAACAGCGCTCCATCGAGGGTCGTCCCGTTGGAAATAATCGAGCCTGGCCCGAAAATCGGCTTCGTCGGGATGGCACTGCCGAGATTGAAGGCACTTTGAGACGGCAAGAAAATGTTGTCGTTCGCCGCCTCGGCCAGGGCATAATTCGCGGCGTCATTGGTCGTCCCGTCGCCGACCGCACCATAGATCAGAGGCGAATTCGCAAGCTGCGAATTCTGCTCGATCATCGTGCCCCAAGCCCTTGCGTCCGACTTCTTGACCTTGTGCGGGCCGGACGAAGGCACACCATCCGTTTCGTAGTCGCGAAAGACATACTTTGCGTTCGGCATCTATTGCACCTTCTAGCTGATGATGAACAAGCCGGTCGGGACCGCGTTATCTGCGGGGTCGCTCGGCTTTCCGGATGGGTTGATGGCTGACAGCCAGGCGTAGTAGTTGCCGGGCGTGAGGCTGGTGACGGTGCGCAGATCCTCGGCGCTCGGCGGCCCGTATTCGGTGGCGGCAAGCGTGGCGGTCGCGAGATCGTCCACCGTGTTGATGAAGATGCGGCAGGCGAAGTAATTGGCGCTGTTGGGTGCGGTCCATTGGAAAACCGCCTGCCCCGGCGTTGAAACGTCCACGCTCACCGCCGTCACCGGTCCCGGAGGAACCGGATCAGCGGTCGCCGTCAGGAGGATGTAACCCGTCCACTCGGACGAAGTGCCGCCGCCCCACGCGCGAAGCCGGACGCGATACTGTTCGCCGTCGACCAGATATCCGGTGCGGACCTGCGACTCCCCCTCTTCGGAGAATGTCGACTGAGGCCCTGTCCCGCCGCTGGTGCGTTCGTATTCCAGTTCATAAAGCAGGGTGTCATCGACGAAGTCCCACGTGCCCAGAATGAACGCGGCCGTCGCTCCACCTGAAACCACCTCCGTCTGCACCGACGCGGCGAAGTTCTGCGGCACAGGCACGCCCGTGCTCGGCGCCGGCAGTGCGACTTCTCCCGGCTCGCCCTCTTCCGTCGCGGCATCGAAGGCGTAGAGGCTCGATGAAACGACGATCCCCGAGAACGACAGCCGCATATTGCGCAGGTCGATCGTCACGCTCGATGTGATCTCGATGACGGCATTGACCAGTCCGCGGCGCGGATAGTGAACCGTCACGAAACGGCGATACGGGATGTTCCGCAGGTTCTCGGCGGTATAATCCGCGACGATCGCCACTTTGCGCGCATTCGCACGGATGAAGGTGAGCTTCTGTTTGCGCTGGCAATGGTTGTGGCTCTGGATCGCCTGATTGTCGAAAGTCTTGGTGCGCTCGGTGCTGTCGTCGACGATTCCGTAAGGATCGCCGAAGATGGCTGCATCCTCGGTATTGTAGTCGTTCGCCGGGTTCACCCAGCGGCCGCGCACGGCAAGCACCGTGTTGGCGCGGCGCTTGTTCTTGTCGACGCGGATGCTGTAGGCGTTCGCTGCCGTGATGCGGATGTCCGGCGCGACGTATTCGCCGGCATGGACACCGATCTTCCCGTCAGCCCGCTCATAGACGACGAGCTCGGCGGCTTCATCCATGATCCGGCCAACCTCGACCGGGTCGTTATTGGCGCGGAACCAGAAACCGCCGTGGTATCGCTTTTCCGTGCCTCCGGTGCGATTGGTGACGTTCTGGTCGCAGACGTCTGCCGCGTGCGCCCAATCCGGCAGGTGCATCGCCGTGTAAGGCATCTTGCCCCCGACGGGATGGCAGAGGTGCCAGAGGCGCATCAGCGCGAGGTTGGTCGAGAACTCCCATGTGTTCGGATCCGTGAAGCGATGCGAGCCCGAGCCGCCTTGCGTGCTGTCCTTGCGAGGGTCGTAAAGGAGCGCCCCCTCACCGACTGCCGAATGCTCCGGCATCTGGTTTGGGTAGATCGTCAGAAAGTTCTTCTGCGAGACCGTACGGCATCGCATGAGGACGCTCGCAAGGCCGTCCCCGCGATGTGCGTTCGTCCAGATGGTCGGGAACGCCGCAGTCACCGCCGCATAGGCCGTGCTGGCGTTTAGGCCGAGCCGGGTGTCCAGCCGCACGTTGGCAGTGCCGTTGTAGAAGAACGGAGGCGTAATGACCGCCGTGCCGTCTAACGTGACCTTCTTGTCATGCAGGTAGTGCTGGGTGAATCGGTTGATCCGGTGAGCGGCCCAGACCATGATGTGGTAGGCCGTCCCGCCGGTCTCTTCGAGAAAGACGTAGTCGGCTCCCTTTTTCACCCGGCCAAGCACATATGCAAGCGAGGGAACCGGCTGCTTCAGGTTATAGGAACCATCTTCCGGTTTTGGCACGGCCGGCTTCTGAACGTTGAGGCTTGTGTAGACGCTATAACCGATCACACCGGCAATGGCCGCCCACGTGGCGAGATAAAGTGCATTCGCCGCCGCAACGGTCGTAGCCAAGGACGACACGATGATCGGGATGATCTCAAGACCAGTCATCTGGATTCCGTTATTTTGCGGTGATTGTCCAGGCAGCGAGAGTTCGCGCGGACATGCGGCCGAAGCCCTGTTTCTGGCGCACGATCCAGCCGCGGCCGTCATGGATGGCGCCGAACTGGTGAAGCGGGTTCACGCGCGCCCCTATGACGCCGATGTCGCCCCGCCTTGGACTGGCCGTTGGAGCGGCGGCAGATGGCAGGCACGACGCCACCAGAGGCACAACGCCTTGGTATGCCGCGATGATCGCGCGGAAGCCGTCGTCACTGTCGTAGGTGCCGCGTAGGTGCGCCGCTGGGTCTGCGTGGCTGAGCCAGATAGCCCACTCCGCCAGCGTGAGGCAGCAATCGACCTTCGAACCGGGCGACCATGGCAGCGAGCCGTACCAAGACAAAAACTCGTCCAGCCGGTCCACGGCGGTCACCAATTCGGCCATTTGACTGTCTTGTCACGCATCATCGGCACGCGCTCGCAAAAACGGTCGTCATCCGCCGACGGGTTCAACAGTTTCGCACGGGCGCGCTGGTCGACGTCGGAAAGCACCGCGCCGTTTGTCAGCGTCCGCAGCGTGAAGCGGTTCGTGATTTCAAGATTGACGCGTGAGGTGATGCCGGTATCGCTGCTCTCGTCGACCACATCGAGGTTGTCGATCTCGCCGGTGAAGACGACGATCGGCTCCTGGTCATCGAGCTGCTCGTCCTCGTCCAGAACCTTGAGCTTCACGATGAATGGCGAACCTTGAACGCTGATCGTCTCGTCATAATCCCAGATGCTATCCGCTACCGACGAAGACACGGAAATCAGCGAAAGCGCCAGCGTGTAAGCCTCGCCGTTAATGGCGGCCTCGATCTGCTGCAACGCGTCTTCAGTGAACTGCGCCGGCCGATAGATATTGCCTTCGTCGTCCACGAACGTGCCGCCGGAGCCATCCCATACGCGGATTGTGCGGTCAGGGAGAACCGCATCGCAAAGAATGCGAAGTGATTTTATGGACATGGTGGCGAGAAACCTTAGCTAGCGGCCAGGTCGGACCAATAGTCCACGGCCTCGGAGAAGGTGACCGAGCGCTGTTCGAACTCGATGCTGTTGACCCCACCGTCCATCCCCCGATCGTCAGCGAGACGGCAGAGGCAGGTCGGGTTATCGAATTCGAGATCGGCGCCGTGTGGGATGATCGCCCGCACCGTCGGGGAAACCGGCACCGTCCAGATATCGCCATCGATCGAAATCACAGGACCGGTCTCATATAGTGCGTGCTCGTATGAAAACCGGACGCCGACCATATTTGGCGCAGCCTTGATGACGCGCAGGCGCATGACCGTCGCCCCGAGCGCAGTCACGCCATCGCTCACCACCGAAATGGAACCTTGCTCATAGGGCGTTCCATCGTCGAAGGTTGTGTCATCATCATGGGTGACCAGCACCGGCGGCTCCCGTTCTCCAGATACATACGGTGCTGCGTCAAAGGACCAAGCGGGAACGGCAATCAGTCCAGCTTTCCCCCCAAGCTTCTGGCGGATCGCAATCCACGTCTGCCGCTGCTCGCGGGTGTAGACGGCGATATCATTGAGATCGATCGACCAAAAGCCGAGGTCGGTTCTGGTTGCGGTCTCTATGCCTCCGAGCGTCCTCCCTCCCGACCGGGTGAACGGCACAAGGTTCGGAAAGCAGCCCTCGGGCGTCAGGAGTTCGTGCGGCCAAACAACGATATCCGCCATCAGCGCCACTCCGCGCCGGCCTTATTCGCCTGATGCCGAGCCATGGTCGGGACGACGTTCTGGCTTGCTGCCGAAAGGATCTTCGGGGTGGCCTGGTTGATCTTCTGCCCCGAGACTTCCCCCGCGACTTCAGTCATGACCGGCACGAGGTTGCCGTTTCGGACCTCGCTTACAGTCCTCACCACGATCATACCGCCGCCCATATTCTGGTTTGCGGCCGGGCGCACGGGAGTGACTGCGCCGCCGCCCGCATAGCCTTTCGCTCGGTTGTGCATCGCGTCGAGGTTCTTCACGCCGATGCGCCTGGTTGCGGCTGCGCTGAAGACGTATTCCTGGCCGTGGACGATGCCCGCGGCTTGGGTACGCGCTCCATTTCCAGTGTATCCGCCGGACGCGAAGCCGAGCAACCCCTTCATAAGGCCGCCAAACAAACCGCCCCCAAAGAGACCACCACCGCCCTGAGCAACAGCCATTTGGTCGAGATACCGAAGCAACGCCTGCCCTGCCTGTAGCAGAGCATCTTTCCACGAGATGGACTTGTTGATGAGGCCCTGAAGAATGCCGCCGAAGTCCTGCCCAAGGGACTGCTTCGCGCTCTCGATGGCCTTCTGAGCCTGCTCCCAAGCGCGTTGCGCCTTTTTGGCGGCGGCATCGAGTGCATCGCCAGCGCCCTTTCCGGAGCCTCCCGCCTTCTTTGCCTCCGTATCCACGGACGTGAGCGAAGAAGCGAGTTCCTTGAGCTTGGCAGACGCAGCCGATGCGCCGCGGGAAATAGCCTCGCCGAAGCCGCCAACGTAATCCGTTCCCATCGCGCCGGAAATGGCCGAGCCGATGGCGGACTGTGCTTCGTTTGCCGCTCCTGCATACGGATTACCGATACGGCCAAGGCTCACAGTTCCAATCGTCCCGATGTTGACGCCCTCGCCCATGCCGAACGGGAGCGACTTCATCATGCCGTTGATGCTCTGGATGTAGCCGTTGATCGCGGACGTAACGTTGTTGATCATGTTCTCGACGCCGGCAATGACGGCGTTGGCGGTGGACATGACGATATCGCCGAGCGCGGCCGGTAGTTTCGACCATGCGGCCCTGATGCCTTCGTAACCGCCCACGAAAGCGCCGATTATGAAGTTCACCGCGTTCTTCGCATCAGCGACGATATCCCGGCCGAAAATCTGCGCCAGCTCATCGCGGAAGATCACAGCTGCTGCGACGGCTGCGGTGATCCCGAGCACGAAGGCTGCTGCCGGATTGGCGGCGGCGAAAGCAGCCGCAAGGGCAAGAGCTTGCGTTGCCAGCCGGCCGAGCAGCGCGATGAGCTGGACGACGCCCGCAATGATGGTCGGAGCATAGAGCAACGCCAGTGCGCCGGCCGCCGCCATCGCGTAAGGCGCGATCTCGTCGAGAACATTCGCCAAACCGGTCAGCGCGGATGCGGCGAGCTTCGACCAATTGACCGTCTGCAGCCCCCACGCGGCGAGCGCGACGATGCCGATGGTAACGAGCGACACAGGAGACACCACGGACAGGAACGCTTCACCGAGCGCCTTGACCGCGCCGGACGCGCCCATCGGACCCAGGACAGCGCTGATCTGTGTTCCCTGCTGCAAGGCGATCTGAAGCGGGTTCATCGCCATCGCCGCAGATACTCCAATATCCTGGAACTGCGCGGCTAGATTGCCGACGTTCATGGATGCAGCATTCATCCCTCGTACGTTCTGGTTTGCCGCCTTGGCATGGAGGTTCATGGCGCCGGCAGCTTTGGTGGCGGCGGCCGCCTCCGCATTGAGAGCTGTTGCCGTCGCACTAGCCGCCTGAGATGCCATCTGACCTGCCTTGGACGAGGACGGACCGATGCCCTCGACGGCTGCTTCCGCACGCTTCGCAGCGCCGGACAGCTTATCGAGTTTGGAAGTGGCCTGATCAACACCAGTGGTCGTCGCCTCGATGCCTAGCGTGGCAAGCTCAGCCATTTGGTTTCCCTTCGCGTTTCACCACGCGCCGCCCTTTAGCGGCAGCTCGGACAGACGCTTTTTGCCGTTCCGGATCAGCTTCGGCTTCATCCTTACGGCCGCCGGTCTTGTTGAGGATCGCGACCACAACCGTGTCCATCCGGCGGATTACGGAAAGTTCCCACCATGGGATGACCGCACCCGTCAGACGACAGAAGCTGTCGATTTCCTGATAGCTGATGGGATTGGCCGAAAAGCCGTATTGGCGGGTGTTGTGGAGATCGACGAACCAATCCCAGATGTATTCGAGATCGTCCGCAAGCTCAGGCTCCGGATCATTCTTCCGGCGCGGTAGAAAGTACGCCCTCGCGTATTCGATCAGCTCGTCTGCGAGGGCGTCATAAAACGGGCATCCTCATCGGCGCGAGCGTCGATCTGCTCGGCGATGAAGAAGAACTTCGGTTGGCTGATGATGGCCATGACGCTCTCAGGCGTGGCCGGAACCGGCTGACCGTTGTTCATCATGTTCCAGTGCGCGACGGCCGCCGCAACGATCTCGTTGGTCTTTTCCTCGACTTCCTCGACCGTGCCCGCTTTGCGCGGGTTCTTCTTGTTCGCCAGGATGGCGGCATTGCCGAGCCGTCGCTGAACACGCTTCACGGCCTCCGACCGGTAGGACCGGACGCCGACGATGAGCCCCGTTGGCTGGCCGGTCACCGGATGCATGATTTCAAGTTCGGAGATCTGCTCGAAGTCAAAAGTCTCGAAATTTGCAAGGTCGAACATGGATGCTATGCTCCTTACGGGGTGATGAGCGCCGGCTCGACAGTGAGGATTGGCGTGGAGATCCCGAGATTTGCGGTACGTCGGACAACATTGTCGCCGGCGCCAACCTGCTTGCGTACCGATTGCACCTTGGCACGGAAGTAATCGACCGAGCTCGAATAGGTTTCGTCTGGCGCGTCCTCATACTCGACCTTGAAATTGTAATCGAACTTGGTCTGCTCTGCGGCCTTTAGCGCGATCTGACCGGCATTAAGCGGGTCATCACCGAAGACGAGTGCCAGCACGCCAGCATCACGGGCACCCTTGAGGTGGCGAACGCGGCTATCGGAAAGCGACTGGAACGTCACGTCCGCGGCCTCGTCGCCGTATTCACCGCCGTCCTCGACTTCGCCGATCTCCACCCAGGTCAGGGCTTCGAAATCGTCGATCGCGTTGGCGTCGCTGGAATAGTCGATAGCTGTAGTGCCACCGATATAGTATTTCGTGCCGCTTGACGTGTTGATCGACATCGGCGGGTCTCCTTTCGGTTCTGGTTCAAAGAAAAAGGCCTCCGAAGATCGGAGGCCTTGCCTGCATCAGTCCAAATGTGCCCAACTTTTTCTTCGTTGGAGCAACGAAACATGGGCGGGGTCGATATTGAACTGCTCCGCAATTTCGCGAGCTGTTCTTCTCCCCTTCAAAGCTCTTATTTCCTGCACCTGAGAGGCAGTAAGCTTTGAGGTCGGCGATTTTTCGCCTCGGCAATCAGTCCCATGTACGAGCCGATCGGCTTGGTTCTCAGCGGGCGTTGCCCAACGAATATGCCTCTTGTTGACGCATCGGGCATTCCCGCACCAATGAGCGGCTTCATGCCTCGTATGCGACGGCGGCTCACCGTGGGTCTGTTCGCAAACAAACCGATGCGCGTAATGGCTAACGCCGTCCTTGACGAATATTCCATATCCCGCTGGCGGCCCGCTGAAAGGCCACTCAATACACGCTTCCGTGTCGAACTCTATCGCTCGCAAAAGCCATTGATAGGCAACGCCATTCGGTGTCTTCTTCGTGACGGAAGTGTCCCCGTTTCGCCGCCAACGCATGTAATGCGTGTGACACCAAGTTTTCTTCCCGCCCGCTGTCCAATGGGCATTCCCATTGCAGCCTTCTACGGAACATGCTTTGAATCGATCAGCCATTCGATGATCCTCCAGTGATCGTCGTTTCGGTTAGAGCCGGTCGGACGCGCCAACGTCTTTCCGGCTCGACTTTTATAGCTGAATCAGAGTGTTACGAAAAGACCTCGTAGGAAATTGTCACAGGCACCATGAAGGAGCCGTCCTGCGGCGGAAGCGGTGTCTGGTATGGCTTCCGGTAGATTTTCACCTTCACCCCGCTCTCATAGAGGACGAGGTCTTTGGGGAAGTGCGCGATAATCTGGTCTGCGCGCTGCATCGGAACGATGATGCCGGTCCCCGATCCGTAATGAACCGACACCTGCATGATCCCGCGGTGCTGCTGGTTTCCCGGCCCTACCGTGCGCGTCGTCGTCGGGTTGGGCAGGAAGGTGACTTCCAGATAATCCTTCGGCTTGGTCTGTCCTGCCGGTGGGAACAAGATATTCGGCGCGGCGATCGGCTGCGCTGGCGTGAAGGTCAGCGCCAGTAGCCGATCCATCAGCGCCTTGAAGATGTTTGCTTCCACGCCAGTCGGCATTCGTGTATGTCCTTATCGATGTCCGAAAAGCCGCCACTCACCGACAGCGAAGTTTATGATCGCCTGCATCAGGCGTTTCTCGGCTTGCTAGGAGCGAGCGGCGAAACCCGGCACGGCGACACAGCCATTCGAACCGCCCGCCATGTCCTGACGACGCTTCAAGCCGCTCTGCTCAAAAAGATGGACGCTACAGCCCAAGCCGATGTTTCAGATCAGCGGCCGTCCGATTGACGATGGTCTGCCACTGCTGTGCCGCCGAGCGAACGAATGCATCCGGCGGCTGACCGTTGGCACCGAACTCCCGATGCGCTGCGTAGCCGGCAGTAAAGCCGACATAGATCGTATCCGTGATATCCGCTCCCGCGATCACCGCCTCGATCTGGGCGAAGTCGAACGGGTATGCCTTACCCTCGGCGGGACCAGAGCCGGCGATGATGCGCGGCATGGCCGTGGTGGATGCCATGGCGGAAGCCCGCAAGAACCCGGTGTCTACCCGCATGCGGCCACCCTGCCCGACCGGCTTCAGCATCTCCTCCGAGACTTCCTGCACGCTCTCCTTGAAGACGGCTTCGACGGCCCCAGGAACCTTCTCCGCGAAGGCCGCCACCTGGGCAGAGAATGACAGCTTCGCCATTAAGCAGCCTCGGCACGATACCTGCGGACGACGGATCCGATGTAGTCGACCTTGTATTGAAGCCGGCAGCGGCAACCGGATATCTCGCTGATCGGCGCGTGCGGATCGCCGGGATAGCGGAGGATTGCCCCTGATGGGCTCTGGAACACCTCATCAGCGCCGACGCTCTTACCGTTCAGCACGCGGTGGGTATGGCGCACCCGATTGTCTCCGGCGGAGCGCCAGACCTTCGTCACGTCCTGGGCCTCGATCTTGCCGGCGGCGATCTGCTGGCGGATGGCGTTGTCCCGAGCGGAACCGAGAGCCATCATGGTTTCGGTGCGCGCCAGCATCTCGCCACGGAGCAAGAGATTGCGGTCATTTAGGCGACCGATGATCTTCTGCAGGATGTCCGGAGCAACCGGCCGTTCATCCCGAATGGCGGCAAGGACCGTCCTGTCAAAGCGACGGTCCCGCGTCTTCAGTTCGAGGTATTGCCGCATCAACCGTGGATCGCCCGAAGTGAGGTTCACCCTCGCCCGCTCGATGTATTCGATCTGATGGCCCGTCAAGCCGATGACGCCGCCTTCTCTCCGGCCGGTGACACGGTTCTGGCGGCCGACGACGTGAAGTGCAGTGGCCCGCGGGTTGAAACCTCTCGCGAGGCCGTATTCCAGCGCCCGGCGCACGCCCTGGCGCTGATCTTCGGTGATGTGGGTCACCATCGTCGAGGAGAGCTCGCGAAGGATCCTCTCCGCTTCCGGATTGCGGACGCCGAAGCGCCATACTACCCGAGCGCCGTCCGGCCCCTTCGTCGGCAGCTCCTCGACAAAGTTGATGCCACCGGCATTGAACGCCTCCTGAAGCGCGATCTCCAGACCGGAAAAGGCTTCCGGATCCAGTTCCATCGCTTCGACGGCGCCGAGAATGTCGCCGCGCTCAAGCCGCTCGACCACACGGGCGAGGACAATGCTCGACTTGATCGCCTCGATGCTGTCGCGGAAGGCCGCTGCAAGCCGTGGCTCGTACTGGTCGAGCAGTTCGTCGAAGGTCATGCGCTCGCCTTGGTCGTCTTCGCCTCGGCCTTCACCATGCCCTGCTTTTCGAGCGCGGCGGCCTTCTGCGGAGGAAGCGACGGCGTATCGCCGGTCATGTACCGCTCGAAGGGCATGAGCACCTTCACCTTGACGTAGCTGGCCTTCCGGTCTTGCTTACTGGTCATTGCGGAATCCTTTCCATGAAAAAGGCCCGCCGAAGCGAGCCTTTGACCGTTTATTGGCGGGGGGGGTGGAGCTTTAGCGCGGAGCCGGGCCGTCCGACCACTCGTCATCCGTTCTCAACTTGTGCTGGATGGTCCCATGATTGATGTCCGTTCGGGTCACATACGGTGAAGTCCAAACTTCCGTCTCAAGCCATTCTGGAGGCAATTCAGATCTCGGCGTCTCGCGGATGATATTCCCATCATCGTCAACTTCGATAATGGAGCCTCCGTTCATTGTGCGGGCATCAATTGTTGGCATGAAGGCCTCCTTGAGGCTTATACTACCACCGGCTGGACTCACCCGGCAATCCTTCCCTGCACGATGAAGACGACATTCGTCACGCCGTCGTAGTTGTTCGGGTCTGCATTGACGATGTGGAAATCCACCCCGCCGGCCGTTGCGATGTCACCGACCTGGGGCACGATCGCCAGCCCTAGCGATGAGATGTAAATCTGCCGGTCGCTGGTGAGGATGTTCGTCCCGTCGATGTACCGCTGGTCATAGGTCATCGGCACCAGCTTGGCCGGGTAGCTTGTTACGACGGGATCGCCACCGAAGATCGGATCGGGAGGCGTTGTGCGCTTGATGGTGCCGGACTGGCCGGACTGGCCGAACTCTTCGATGAGCTCGTGCGCAACGGCCTGCATTTCAGCATAGTCGAACGTGGCCATGCGTCAGACCCTCAGCAGATCCACAGACGCGCCGAACGCCTGGTTGAGGTATGGAGCAAGCAACCGGTCGATGATCGCGATCTGGGGCCGCACGGACGCCGCGGAAGTGGCTTGCGCATATTCCACCTCCTTCTCGATCTGGCCCACCTTCTTGCGGTCGCGGGTGACGGCCTTCGCGGCCACGTAATCCGGAGCCAGAGAACCGGGCGTGACGATCTCGCGGTAGGCAGCCTCGATGATCGCGTATTTCACCTCATCGGGAGCGTCGGCGTCGTCAAACTCGACATTCCAGCGAGCGTTATAGGTGGACGCGATGTAGTCCTGGCCGCGGCGCAAGGCTGCCGTTTTGACCGCCTCATCGCCTGTCCATGCCGACCAAGCCCGGGCCGTTGCATAGGCGTCTGCTTCGGCCACCGTGACGGCGAGCGTGGTGTAGCTCAGGCCCATACCTTTCCCTTTCCCTGCGTCTTGCAGTAGGCCTCGATCAGCCCGCGCGCGATGTTCTCGATGCCGTAGGCCTCCATTTCGATCCCTGGGCTCTTTTCGCCTATATGCTGGCAGAGGAACTGCCAGACATGCACGGCCTCATGGACGATGGTCATGATGACTTCCAAAGCGTCCCGCTGGGCGTCGGCATGGACCACAACGATGATCACCGCTTCGCCGGTTGCGTCATTCTCGAGCCACTGCGTGTGACCGCCGGCATTGGGAACATCGGGCCAAGGCGCCGAGCTGTTCAGGCGCTTCATCTCGCGATGCCACGCCTGCTCGCTCGGACAGAAACCGATTGCCACCGGCTGCCAACCGCGATCGACCCAAGTGACCTTCGACGGAGACGCCATCAGTGAACCCTCACCGTCTCGTATTCTTCGAAGACTACGGTGAACCACTCATCATCGCCGACGCGAACGACGCCAACGATCGCCGAATTGAAATCGTCGGTCTCTTCGCCGTCAGCGTCGAACATATTGGTGATCTCACAGACCAAACCATCGTCAGTGACGGCCATCATGTGGCTGCGGTTCACGGCGGCAATAACACGAGGCATCAGGTGTTACGCTCTTCTCGCGACAGGTCACGCAGCGCGCCAAGGTCGTCGAGCGGGTCGGCCGGGTCGAACTCAACTCCCATGGCCGTAAGATCGGCCTCGATCTCGCGGCGGGTGAGCCCGTTCGATGCTACTTCATCCTGTCGGGCAGCATTGAGCGCGTTGAACTGCTCGATCAGCTTGTCTCGGCCGAGCTTGTGATGCGGCTTCTTGCCGGTCGCAGTCTCGATTGCAGCGCGAAGCTGATCGTCGGAGAACTGGTCACCGCTGTCCGTGCCGATGCCCTGTTCAGTACCGTCGCTTTCGACTGCCTTGGCGCCGGGGGGAGCGAAAACCGCGTCCACGATCCGAAAGCCCTTGGCATTCAGTTCCCGCTTGCGCTCCGGCAAAACCGGGTGCGGCTCATATGCGATCTTGTCGAGAACGATCTTCGACATGGAAATCTCCATTGGTTTGAGATCAGCATCCCCGGCCGATGAGCCGGTTGCCACCCACTCTCTTGTTGGCCGCCCTAAAAACTCTGCGGTCCAGCCGCTCATCGAGCGGATACGGTCGCGATACTCTCGCCTGACCTGATGCCAGACATTGCGATGGCCTACCGCCGCTTCCCACGCTCCGCCCGAAAAGAAGTGAGGCTGGCGATCCATGGGGATGCCACAGAGAACGGCACGAGTAGCGCGGAGGTCCATCAATGCGACTTTCGCAGCGAACATGCCGGATGAACCGCTGTCGTCCTGGCGCGGGAACCGATATTCCACGGCTTGAAAGCCATTCGGGACGTGTCGGCCGATATGGCAGAAGAAGGCGCTGGCCGGCTCGTATCCGTTGGCCGTTCGCTGCTCCGACCACTCCCGCATCTTTTCCGGATGCAGCGTCACCCAGGCATCGAGGCGACCGGGCCAGACTGTGCCGGCATCATTGCAGGCGACGACGAGGCCGAATTCCCCGAGAGCTAAGGCGCCCTCGATGTCCTTATGCAAAGTGGCCGCGCCGCCGAGGCAGAGCGCGACCACCGATTTCGCCATAGTCAAGGATCAGCCCTGGCCGATCGCCATCACGCCGGCGGTGTGCTTGATGGAGCTCGCGACCTTGTCCCAGTTGGTGCCGGTCGCCAGTTCGGCGTCGGTCGGGGACTTGCCGCCGTTCGTTTCGTCCCAGGTATAGCCCTTGAGGCCGAGGCCGAAGGTGTAGTCGATCTGCAGCGTCGTCTCGATGCGTTCCTTGCCGTTGCTCGTCTCGATATTCGAGATGATGTCGCGGCTGTCATGGACGATCGCGGCATTCGCTGCGAGCGACAGAACACGGCGCTTGGCCGGCGTGGCCGGAGACGTAACCGCGGCGCTGTAGAGAGCTGGAGCGTCGGTAACCACGACCGTGCGGCCGAGGATATCGACCACGCGGACATTGCCCGCCTGGAACAGCGTGGCGCTGTTGACGAGGTTCTGGCCGATGAAGCCATGATAGGTCACACCATCCATGATCTGGGCTACCAGAAGGGTGGAGTGATCGCCGAACAGCGCGTGGCTGTCGTTGACGGCGGCGTAAAGGAAATGCCGCCAGTTCGCTTCAGCCTGGATGATGTCGGCGCTTTGATGGACGCCGAGCACGAGGCATACGAAAACTTCCTTCGCGATAGGGAGAACAGGATAGCCCGGGAAGCCGCCAAGCTCAACAAGACGACCCGCCGCCAAATGGAGAAGCTTTTCCCGCCAAACACGACCGCTGTCATTGCCGATGGCGCTCCGTTCGCGGGGATGCTGGCGCGTGTTCTCGGGCCATCCTCACGAGGCAAGGTCAAAGCTGTGATTGAAACGCTCAACGGCTTCGCAAACGTCGACGTACCTCTTGAAAATCTGCGTAGAGCGTCATAAGATTTTGCACAATTGATTTGCGCATCATCTGTGTGGCTGTTTCTGAGCGGTTATCGCCGGGCCACCGCCAAATAGGCGGTTGGAGAAATGCGTCCAAAATTCCATGTCGGAGTAGAGCGGCCCGGTAGCTCGCCAGCCTCATAAGCTGGAGGCCGGAGGTTCGAATCCTCCCTCCGCAACCAATCAGCGCCAGAACGCCCGTCGCCGGACTTGTCACCCGGTCGGCGGGCTTTCCATTTCAACCAGCAGAAAGGAAAGAGCATGCGCATGCTTCGAAGTATTGTCTGTGCCGGCCTCGCGATGATCGCGGTGGGCCTTTGCGCCTCCATGCCGGTCGTTGCGGCGGTCCCAATCGACGTCGGCGCCGTCATCCAGCCTCTCACGGCCAAGGAATACCCGGCTCCCGCCATCGCGACCGTCAGCGAGGACGTCGCGGTTCTCCCGAGTGAGGCGCCGAGCATCGAGGCCGACCACGGCGCGCGAAGTTCGACCGCCGACAGCGCATCTTCCCTTGCGTCCTCGACCTTCAATCCGCCGGCCTATCTGCATATCGACCCCGACATTACCGGCTGACCACAATAGAGGAGGCGAGGCCTACAGCGGCCCGCCTCCATCGCGGATTCTCGTTTTGTGTCATTGGATGAGGGTAAATGCCGAGAGGTCAGGACGACTGGGTTTCGTCGGAATTGAAGGTGGCAGTCGTGTATTGAACAACGATCCACTTTTCGACTGTAATGCTTTTGCCCAGTGATTTCTCTGCAATGCCCTTGATGCTCTTAAACGCTGCTACGGCTGCATCTTTGGTATCAAACTCGCCCTTGAGCGTCGTATTAGGAAGCCTATACCATTTATCGTCAGACGCCAGTATCCAAGGGTACCAGCCGCATTTTTCAGCGGCAGCTAGATATTCGTCGTGCGGATCGTTCTTGTCGTTGAGGTCGTAGCTCGCGATAAAGCTCGCCATGCGCATCTCCTGTGTTGGTTGCACCGGCAGAGGATCATGTACTCTACTGAGTCGGCAACGCGAGCGCGAAGTTAAGCCACGCTATTCACAGCCCATAAGTAGTGGTTTGAAAAACAATCAAAGGAAATTCAAATGGCACAGCGCGGCGGAAAGCGCCCTGGCGCTGGTCGTAAGCGTGGGGCTCCCAACAAGGCAACGGCTGCAAGGCAGAAGGAAGTCGCGGCAAGCGGTCTGACGCCGCTCGACTACATGCTGTCGATCATGCGGGACGAATCCATGACGACGGAGAGCCGCTTCGAAGCTGCAAAGGCCGCAGCCCCGTACGTCCACCCGAAGCTCGCCAGCGTGGATCACCAGTCGAGTGACGGCAGCATGAGCCCTAAGCCAAGCACAATCGAATTCGTCGCGCCTGAGATCGATGAAGGTTCGGATTGAGGAAATTCCGAAGATCACGCGCAACTTCGCCCGGCCGGCGAGAACGCGGGTCTTCAAGGGCGGGCGTGGCTCGGGGAAGACCAGGGGGCTTGCGCTTCGATCGGCACTCCGCGTCTACCAGCTCGCGGAGATGGGCGTCGAAGGCGTCTTCCTCGCCAGCCGCGAGCATCTGAACAGCCTTGACGAAAGCTCCATGGAGGAGATCAAGGCCGCGATCCGGTCGCAGCCCTGGTTGGCCGACTACTTCGACATCGGAGAGAAATACATCCGGACCCGCAACCGGCGCATCTCGTATGCCTTCGCAGGCTTGCGGCATAACCTCGACAGCATCAAGTCGAAGGCCCGGATCATTGGCAACTGGACCGATGAGGCGGAGAACGTCTCGGAGGTTGCATGGCGCAAGCTGATCCCGACGCTTCGCGACGAGGGCCCAGGCTGGTACGTCGAGAACTGGATCAGCTACAACCCGGAGAGCCCGGACAGCGCCACGCATAAGCGCTTCATCGTCAACAAGTCCGACGACTGCGAAGTCTCGGACGTCAATTGGTCGGATAACCCATGGTTTCCGGCAGTACTGAACCATCAGCGGCTTGAGGATAAACGTCTCCGGCCGGAGACATACGATCATGTCTGGGAAGGAGCGTTCCTCACCCTCACGGATGCGCAAATCTTCGCCGGCAAGTTCATCGTCGAGGAGTTCGATCCGCAACCGCATTGGGACGGTCCCTATCAGGGCGGTGACTTCGGCTTCAGCCAGGATCCGACCGCTGCGGTGCGCTGCTGGATCGGTGATGACCGGCTCTGGATCGAATACGAGGCGGGCAAGATCGCGCTCGAGCTAGACGACTACGCCACGTTCATCGGTGGCCGCATCCCGGATTTCGCAAGGTATGCGACCCGATGGGACAGCGCCAGGCCGGAGGGCATCAGCCACATTCGCCGCCACGGCCTGCCAAGGTCGGAGGCGGTCGAGAAGTGGAAGGGCAGCGTTGAAGACGGCATCGCCTTCATGCGCAACTTCGAAAAGATCGTGGTGCATCCGCGCTGCGAGCAGACCGCGCGAGAATTCAGGCTTTATTCGTACAAGGTCGATCGGCTGAGCGGTGACGTTCTCCCGGTCATCGTCGATGCGAACAACCATTACATGGACGCCACGCGGTACGCCCTCGGGCCGATGATCAGGCGAATGGGCAAGGCAACAGTCGTGGAATCGGGATTTTATTAATGGCCTTTGACCCGACGTTGAAGCACCCGCTCTACGAGGCGTTTTGCCCATCGTGGCGGCTTATGCGCGACTGCATGGACGGTGAAGACGCAATCAAGCAGCGCGGCGAGGTTTACCTCCCGATGAAGTCGGGGACGCGGGCGATCGAGAACCCGGAGAACCGCCAGCGTGCCTATGATGCCTATAAGCTGAGGGCAGAGTTCCCCGAGCTTGTCGCGCCGACGGTGCGAGGTTCAACGGGGACGATCCTCGATAAGCCCGCGGTGATCGAACTGCCGGCCGCTATGGAAGGGCTGAAAGAGAAGGCCACGCGGGACGGCCTGACGCTCGACGCGCTGCATCGCCGCATCGCCCTCGAGCTGCTGATCACAGGCCGATATGGTTTGCTGCCTGGCATCTCTCCGAGTGGTGATCCGTACCTTGCCGGGTACATCGCCGAAAGCGTCGTCAATTGGGACAGCGAGAGTGGCGGAGAACCTGATTATGCTGTCCTCGACGAAAGTGGCATCGTCCTCAACCGCGAAACCAACGAATGGGAAGAGCGGTGCCAGTACCGACAGTGCCTGATGGACGCCGGTCGATACGTTTCCCGGGTATGGACGCAGACCGCGTCCGGGTGGGTATCATCAGACGACGTGTTCGCCCTCGATCGCCGGCAACGGCCTCTGACTGAGTTTCCGTTCGTTTTCATCAACGCCAATGATCTTTCGGCCACGCCGGATGATGTGCCGCTGTATGGGCTTGGGAAGATCTCGGTGCGGATTTACCGGCTGGACGCCGACTATGTCTTCGCGCTCCATATGACCAGCGAGCCGACGCCCTGGGCGAATGGATTTTCCGACCCGGCCGAAGCCGTGAGGAACGGGCAAGCCCCGACGACGCTCGGTTCTTCCAAGCTCTGGCTTCTGCCTGAAGGCGCACAAGCGGGGTATCTCGAATTCACCGGCCCGGGGCTGGAAGCGCAGAAGACGGCGATACAGGATTCCCTTGCCCGGGCTGTGATGTTCGGCGCCCAGATCATTGCGGACACGTCAAAGACTGCAGAGAGCGGCGAAGCGAAGAAAACACGCCTCGGCAACCAGACATCAACGCTGAAGACGATCGCAATCAACAGCGCGGCCGGTCTCGAAAAGGCGCTGAAGAACCTCGCCAAGTGGATCGGCGAAGATCCGAACAAGGTGAAGGTTACCCCGAACCTCGACTTCTTCGACAGGACGCTAACGGCTCAGGAAATCACCGCGATCGTGACCGGTTGGCAGTCTGGCGCCTATTCGTGGCGCTCGGCGTTCGACCGGCTCCAGAAGGGCGGCATCATCCCGGATGACCGGACACCCGAAGAAGAGCTTGATCTGATCGATCAGGATGAGTTCGACCGCGACGGCTCAGAAGAGCGCGCGGCTCTCAATCTGCCGACCAAGCAGTCGGCGGAATAACCGGCCCGCGAGACGGGCTCCAAACCGAAAGGAAAGCCGATGGCGCTCAAATCCGTATACTCTGCCGCGGATGACATCCCGGCGGAACACAAAGCCTTTTACAAAGAGGACGGCGACAAGTTCGTTCTCGACATCGACGGGATCGACGATCACCCGAAGGTGCGAGGCGTCATCACCGCCAACCGCGAGAACATCCGCAAGCGCGACGAATACAAGGCAAAGGTGACCGAACTGGAAAGCAGGGTTTCCGGTCTGCCGGAAGACTTTGACGCCGACGAATGGGCACGGCTGAAAGCAGGCGAGGGTGGCAAGCCAGACGAGGCGATCCAGGCGCTCAAGGATCAGCATGCTCGCGCCATCGAGGCGCTGAAGCAGAAGCACGCCGGCGAGCTGTCGGCCAAGGATCAGCAGATCGGCGAGCGCGACAGCTATATCGACCGCACCCTTGCCGACGGCGGCTTGAAGGACGCGCTTCTTGAGGTCGGAGTTGATCCGGATCTCCTTGATGGTGCGCTCGCCAGCCTTCGCCCGAACGTAAAGGTCCAGCGCAGCGATGACGGCAACCGCAAAGCCATCGTCGAAACTGACCTGGGCGAAATCGGCGTGCCGGAGTTCGTGAAGGAATGGGCCGCCGGCAAGGGTAAGGCGTATCTAGGCAAGCCTTCCGGTCCCGGTGCTGAAGGCAACAACGGCAACAGCCGTGGCAAGAATCTTCCCGCCGGCAACTTCGGCGGCGACAAGGGCGAACGCACCAAGGCGATCGCTGCGAAGTTCCCGGAGCTGGCCCAAGGCTAAGCTTCGGTCTGGCTGCCCTCGATGGGGTGCAGCATTCGGCGCGACGCGCCCACACCCGCCGACCACCGGCACCCCACATCATCAACATCACTATGAGGTAAAGCCATGTCTCTCTCGCAGATGCAGGTGTTCAACAAGTATTTCATGCCTGCTACGATCGAAACGCTCGCCCAGATGGTCGAGAAATTCAATGCAGCGTCCGGCGGCGCGATCCGCCTGACCACGGAAGGCTTCGAAGGCGACTTCCTTCAGGAATCGTTTTACGCCGCCATCCATGCCGCCCGCCGTCGTGTCGACCGCTACGCCTCCAACGGCACGGCAAACCCAACCGACCTGACGCAGCTCAAGCACTCGACGGTGAAGGTTGCAGGCGGCTTCGGCCCGGTTCGCTACGAGCCCTCGCAGATGACCTGGCTCAACAAGCCGACCGCTGAGGGCGTGGAAGTCGCTTCCCGCAACTTCGCCGAAGCGCTGCTGCAGGACCAGCTCAACACCTCGATCGCCGCGCTTGTCGCAGCCATCGGCAATCAGGGTGCTGCTACCACGGTCGATGTCTCCGCCACGAAGAAGGTGGATTACTGGCTTCAGGAGACACATGACGCCATCGATAGCCCTCACCTCCTCGAAGTTCATGCGTGGGAGGTTGACGAAGGCATACCCGACCAGCATGGGGATAGTAGGTATCTTCATTGGCGTCATCGTCATTTATGGCGGGCTCCAAGCTGCTCTTTAGCGCTGGTGTTTGACGTGCCGAGGTATTCGCCGTGCCGCTCATCGGCATGCCTCCATGATCACCTCGGCCGCCGCAGCAGCCTTCTTCGGATTACACCGGCCCATCTGGAGCCGCCGCGTCTGGTGGCACCAATCGCACATGGGTTCCGTAGTGCCGGGATTGTCTCCCGCGACACAGGCCTTGATGTATCTGGCCTTCCGGGTCTCGTAAGAGCCGCAGACGCAGCGAACGACCCAATTCTGTCCATTGGACGAGACGACCTCGGCAGCGATGCCAAGCACCGTCAGACGACCGATCTTGATGCCTTTGAGATCGATGAACGCCGGCTGGCCGAGCTCCTGCGCCGTCGGCGCGCGGGTCATAAGTGGATCGGACGAATGGATCTTGCCGGCCAGCGTCGGCACCCATTCGAAATGCTCCCCTCTCGCCGCTACCCTGCCGGCAACCTTGTCACCAGGGAGGAGCGGAGCAACTGCATCCATGTCTACGCGAGCGAGCCGGGTCATTTCGCACCTCGCATAGCCTCGATCTTCCGGACGGCATGAAGCACGGTCGTGTGATCTCGACCGCCGAACCACCGGCCGATCATCGGGAAAGATAAATCGGGTCGCTGCTGGCGAACCTCGTACATCGCCGTCTGCCGCGCGATGACAACCGGATAGGAGCGGCGAGAGCTTTTCACGTCGGCCAGCGAGATATTCGGGAAACCTTGCAGGACTTCCACGACGATCTGCTGGACCGTCTTCCGATCGGTCGAAACCATCTCGATCTCGCCGGCCTCGACCATTTCCCGGATTTTCATCGCCGTGCGGTAGGCGACGACGTGCTCATCGAACATAGTCGGTGCCAGCATCCAGCCAGGCTTTTCCGCCTTCTTCACAGGAATGAAGGTCAGCACCTTCTCGACAGGCTTGGTCTTGATGACCGGCCGGATTTTCGGATTGAAGAACTTGGCCCGCACCGCGGCGGCGCTGGCGATGCACTCGGTGCCGGTGGAGAACTCTCGAACTGCGATCATTTCAATTTCCCCAACTCTGGTTGTGGGCGATCATTTGCTTGATGCGTTGCGCCCGCTCTGCCGCGAGCTGCTCTTTCGTCTTTGGAGGTGCGGTCGACGGCGGCTTTGCCCTCGTGATCCGGGTCCACATGCGCTTGCGGAGATACTTCGCGGCCGAGCAGATCGTAGTCCGGCCGCCGCCTTTGGCAGCCTGGACATAGGCATCTGAATGCTTTCGAGCTTCGGAACGGTCAGCCTCGCTCAGTTCTCGCCATGCTGCGAAAGCATCGTCGTCGTCATCGCTCGCCGCTGATGGCCAGGAGGAAAACCAATTCGAAAATTCGTCGCGCTCGCGCGTTTCTTTTTCAATTTGATCCGAATGAAATGAGGATAGGTCATAGGTTGACGGTAACGCGCCCGTATCACTGCATTTGCTTTGCACATGCATCGCATTTGCATCAGATGTTTGCTTTTTCCCTTTGGCGTAGCGAGCCTCTGCGGCTGCGCGCCGCTTTTCGATGATCTCGTCCGCCTTGGAGAGCTCGGCGTCGATCCGCTTATGCGTCCAGCCGGGGCCAAACAGCATCGCGAGAATATCCCGGCTCTCTTCCCACTGTTCCGGTGACAGCTTGGCAATGCGGGCGATGACACGCTCGTTCGCCGGGAGGCATCCGTTCTGCCAGTAGTGCATGATCAGGAGAAGGTAGGCGCCGTGCTCGGTTGCCGTGAGGTGTCCCGTGTCGGCGAGGTAGTCGGCGATGTGCAGCGGCATCCAGGCGCGGTTGCTCATGAGCAAACCTCCACATCGATGACGACGGCGTGGCCGCCGAGATCATCGGCCCACCTGGCGCTGACCCATTCGGCAAGGCAGTCGTCTTCGACGATGCCTGCTTTCACCAAGGCGTCGGAGATGGGCTTGAGAATGTTGTCGATGTCACGGGCACGCTTTGATCGCCAATGTCTCTGTGCGGTGACGAATAGAAAGTACGGGCCGACGATGCGGCCGGCGCCCTGCGACTGGATCTCCGACACCGCAGCTTTCCGCCAGCCGGAGTATTCGTCGCTTTTGACGCTGAAGACCTTGCCCTCCTTGATGAAGCTCTTGCGGAGGCCGTTGGCTGATGGTGGCATGGCCGTTAGCGTGAGCCGCGCCCGGTCAACCGCCAATGGCTCGACGAACTGCTCTCGGTACTGCTTGGCGGACATGCGTTCGGTCATGCCGGGCACCTCGCTCTGATCTCGCGCAGCTCGCCACGGATGCGGGCGTTCTCGACGCGATCGCGGTATTTGCGATCCATCCGCTCATTGATGAGCCGGTCAGCCTCGTGCTCGGCTATGCCGAGGGCTTCGCTGATGGCGATCGTGTCGGGGCCGTGGAGGTGGTAGGCTTCGGAGAAGGTCATGTGATCCCCCTCCTCTCGCAATCCATTGCGGCGTATCCGCCGGCGATCTTGAAAGGGAAAACGTGAAAACACAGATCATAGGATGGCGCTGCGCCGCAGCGCTTTCCTTGTTGATCACCAACGTTTTCAGTGAGGTAGAAATGATCCCGAAGATGTTCGACCGACCGGTTTATCTCAAAGAGAAGAAAGGCCTTGTCCGCGAGATAACCACCCTCGATGATGCTATCGATTTTCTCGAGGATTGGCCCGAACGTGACAGGGACCTCATGCATGAGGTCACCCTCAAGACCTGCTTCATGGCCCACGATGGGCATAAGCCGCTCAATGTGGCGCGGGATGCAATACGGGCCTTCGGAAAGAAGAAGGGCATTCTCGTGAAGGCCCCGGCGGTCCAACCCTGGATGATCGGCGGAACGACTGGCGGCGGACGGATCTCCGCTTGATCGTTTCCGGAACGAGGAGAGGCTGCAATTGCGGCCTCTCTGATGACGCCACGAGGTTTTGCAAAGGGTCATTATGCCACCTCGCGTCGATGTGACATATGCTCTAGTCTGCATCCGACATTTGAAGGACAGACTTGATGCAGACGCCTTGGACTAAACCCGTCGTTGTTGCTGTCGGTGAACCTCCGGTCGAGACGACGGTCGCCACCACACAGGGCGCGTCCTGGGCTCTCATTGAGGATTGGCCGATCGAGGAAGGCCCGGCACTCTTGCGTGCCCTGGCGATGTGTACGGGCGTCCTGGAGCGCAAGAACAAGCCTGACGAGGCCAGAAGTGCATTCGTCGAGGCAGCACGAGAGGCTGGCGTGCTGGTGAGTGCATAAGCGATTCATGCTGCCACCTCACGATACGCTGCATAATCCTCGGCGCGCTCGAGTTTCTTCCGGCAAGGCGGGATCCAGACCAGCTTCGCGCCCGTGACGCCTTTGATCCAAACCAGCCAGCAATATGAAGTGGCAGTTGATCCCGTGGCAGTGAGACGCCCCTTAACCATCGGCACCCGCTCGGAGAACTGAGCGACGATGGACGGCGGATTCTTGCTGAAAAGGTTCTCATACCGACCGACGCCTTCGAGGAAGGACGTGCGAACGATCATCGCGACGCCTTCCGTTGCGATCTCGCGACCCCTGCTGATGAACTCCTCCGCCAAGCGGAACGGCGGATTAGATATGATCCAATCAACCTTCGCGTCGGCGTACCTCATGACGCGAGGAGTGAACGGCATCAAGAAGTCGTGCTGGAATGCGCCGTCGAGCCCATAGTCATGAACATCCGACGCCCAAACCTTACCAAAGAATTCCCCCAACGGGTCGACCATGTGCCCGCGATTGCAGGCGGGCTCCCAGACCGCCTTGCTCTTTAGATGGCATCCGACAAGCACATGCTCGCAAAGCGCCCTTGTCGCCCATGGCTGCGTAGGAAAGTCATCCAGACTATCGTGCGGCTCGCTGCGCTGTTGCATCACGGCGGAGGAAGTGTTCTGGCTCATGCCGCGCTCCCTGTGAGCAGTGGAGCATCATCCTCAAGGCGCTGTGCCGCCAGGTCGGCAAACTCCGGTTTGCCTTCAATGAGGATCGCGTTCCTGTCGTGGATTTTCGCCGCCAAGCCTGTCGTGCCGCTTCCCGCGAAAAGATCGAGAACGGTCCCGCCGGGTGGGCATGCATAGAGCAGTAGGGGCTCGACGATCCCGATCGGCTTCTGTGTCGGGTGTCGAGCACGTCCATGCTCTGATCGGCAGAACATGACGCTGCGCATAAGGCGAGGACCGCCATCTTCGGATCGGTAGATCGTCTCGCCGGTGGCACCTATCCATTGGGCTGGCCTGCCCTTCTTTCGAACCACACGGGCCCGAGCGTCATTGGTGAACTGCGGCTGCTTATAGACGTCGGCCCATTGCGCATCCGAGCGGTAGAAATGCAGCGCTAATTCGTGGACGCGCCGGAACCGGTCGTTGAACAGCCCCGTGCCGTTGTGCTTTTCCCAGACGACGTCATGCGAAAGGCGCCAGCCCGAGAACTCCTCGACATGATCGAAGAACATCCGTGTGCTGCCGAAAACCCACATGCTGCCGGTCTTCTTGAGAACGCGGCGGGCAAGCGCCGGCCAGCCGGGAGGCCACTTATCCCATTCCAGAGATGTTTCGCCGTACGGTGGATCAGTGACAATGCAATCAACGCTCTCATCCTCGAGGTTAGCGAGAACTCGCATGCAGTCGCCGTTGATGATTTTGATGGTCATGCTGCGGCCTCCCTCTTGGCGAGCGCCTTCAGGTACGAACCCCTGATCTCCTCGAATCGGGCGATGTCGTATTGCTTAGTGGCGATCTCGGTTTCAGGGCGCGGACGCTTGGAGCCGTGGCCGTGGTCTTCAAGCCACGTCTGGGCGCTGGCAATGCGGCGGTCGAGCCATGCGATCATTTCGGAGGGGTCGGTCATCATTGCGATACCCCATACTCAGCTTCAATTCCGGCCAACCATTCCAGACCCTTCCGGGCAACACGGCGGTGGCTCTCTTGGCAGCAGCTGTCATTCATTCTGACGGAGATGTCGGCCCAACGGCCGTGCATCATCCTGACGGCAGCGGTGAGAGCTTCCTTGAAGCTGGCGTGCTCGCCCCAAAATGGCCCACCATGGCCGCAATAGCCGCCGACGCTATCCCCGGTGCTGATGGACCAGGTTCCGTCGCTATTTGCCATGATGCCGATTTTTCCCCAGCTCCAGCCGCTCTTATCGAGGTTGGTCTGGAGCCATAGCGGTTCGTCAACGGCGGCCAATGGCGCTGGCATCATCAGATCAAACATGGAAAGCTGCTGCATCACTGCTTCCTATTCCTCTTCGACAGTTTCAGCCGAAGCCATTCCCAAAGCCGCCGGAGCGCGCTTTTCGTAAGTCGCTTCATGGTGTCCTCGCATCCCCAGGCGCTCATTCCGATAGCGGTCCGCCGCCGCTTCGTTCTTCTGGCAGGCTTCTTCGTAGGCGAGCTTAAGGCGCCGGTAGACCTCGCCAGCCACGTCCTTCATTTCCCGAGTTTTGTATTGAAGCCGGAAGAGGTAGCTCTCGGAGACGCCGATCCTGTCGGCCAAGCGACCACGAACCGACTTCTCCCTGTCGCCACGGCCCCGGAACTCTCTGTCCATGAGTTCGTCTGCCCAGCTCTTTGCTTCGTTCAACGCGATGCTACTCATGTCATCCTCGGAAACATTTTTTCCGTTTTCGGAAAACCTTTTGCCGTACATCCTTCATCCTCTGTGCGAAGCTCGGTCGTGTTGAAGGAGCCGAACGATGCACAAGAGTTCGCATTCTGAAGAAGACGAGGCGGGCACACGCTCTATTGCGGGAGCAAACTCCCGCCTCGTCTCAGGGCCGCCGCTCGGGCCAACCGTTATTCCTTTCCGCAGGGCCTCTGCCGCCGCGTGCCCTGCCGCAGCCGGTCCTCAATCCGCCGATGGACCGGCTGCCTTCGATTTCATCCCCCTGGGGAAAGCCGTTCGAGCCGTCGTGATGAGGCTGCAAGAAAGGCTTCCGAGAATTGCGCTCGCCCCGACCTGGGAGGAGGACGGCCGGGACGAGCTATGAGCGCGGGGAGAGTGACGCGCTCAGTTCGAAATCAGCGCCCGAGCAATGCAGGCGAAGAACATCGCGCCTACGAAGCAGGCACAGAATCCTTGGGCGATCTCGATCATGCCGCCGCCCTTTCCGCTCGCATTGTCCTGGGCTCGATGTCGCGCTCGCAGTTCTCGCAGTGGCGTTCAATGATCTCGGCGATCGACAGCGCGCGGCCGCACTCCGGGCAACCGGTGAAGTGCAGCCGCAGCGCGGCGCGTTGAGACTGGCGGGCCGCTTCGACCGATGCGGAGATATCAAGGGAGGAGCGGGTGATGATCATGCCGCCTCTCCCGCTTCCATCGATTTTCGGCAGGAGTAACAATGCTCGTCGATCTTGCTGCTCCCACAGGCCTGAGGACGAAGGCAGTGGGGACGAAAATCGCGAATGGTCTTCTTGGCCGGAGCGGCACTGACCGCGGCTCCGGCCTTTGCAGCGGAGGAAGTTTGCGCGGTTACATGATCGCCTCCTGCGTTGGCGGCGGCGCTGCTCGTGTCGTATGTCGGGCTTACGCGCTCGGCGCTGGGGGCTTCGGCTTCGCCTTGAGAGGCCGGAGCGGTTTCGGAATTGGGGGTGCCGGTGAGGGTCTGACCGGCTTCGTCTTCCGACACGTCGCAATGGTGCCTGCTTTCCCCTGCGACCGGGGAGCCTCCGTCGAGCACCTTCGGAGCTTCTGCCGTTTCCGGCGAATTGGTTGCCGGGGTATCGCCGCCCCGGCTCGGCCTAGTCGCATCTCCCGTCAGTGGCTGGCATCCCAAATGGCCAGAGGTTCCACCCGTTTGTTCGCCGGATGCTTTCGCTTGGAATTGGATCGCAGAGATTTCCTCGGCTTCGCTCTCTGCAGGCGTAGGGGGTACGATGGGGGTATCGTCCGAAGCTGTGAATGGAGTTGCGGTCCTCTCGGATACCGCCTCCGCCGCCTTGCGCGGGGATTGGAGAGCCTTTGCACGACCGTTGCCGAACTTCGTGGCAACTGCATCCGCAAGGGCTTTGTTCTCTGCACGAGCATCCTCGGAGATCAGGCCAGCATCGGCCATCTCGTCGATGAGAGCTTTATGGTCGTCCATGTCTTCCGACATGATCTGCCGGCGGCGCTCTTCCCGCGAGGGCCTCACCTCGTCCTGCTCGAACATCTCGAACTGAGGGATCATGCCAAGGGCTTGGAGGTAGGAATCGAGGATCATCTCCTCTTCCGTCCGCTCCTGCTCATCCTTCTTCCGGAGCGCGATGACCTTTTTCATGATCTTCGTGTCGTAGCCCATGGCTTTGGCTTCGCCGTAGACATCCTTGATGTCGTCGGCGACGGTCTTCTTTTCCTCTTCGAGGCGCTCGATGCGCTCAATGAAGGCGCGGAGTTGGTCGCGGGCTACGCCGTGTGCGTTCGTCATGCTGCAGTCTCCAGCACCGGTGCAAAATCAGATGGACGGATGTCGAGACCGCGTTCGCGAGCAGCTTCAAGAATGGCCGGGATATGCCAGTGGGGCACGACACCGCCGGTCCCGCCTTTCTCTTTCGGCATGCGCCAGCGCATGACGGTGTGCGGCTGGACGTTGGTCACCTCAGCGAGAGGCTTCAAGCCCTTGAACTTCTTGATAATCGTGTTTGCCGGTTCGCATCTCATACCGGCAATGTACGTTATTCATACAGTTTAGGCAATAGTGAATGTACGATTTTCCTAAATGCATGTTTTTCGGGCTTGTGCGAAAATTGTACAATGACTGACGCACCGACCGACATGTATCTGGATTGGATCCGGGAAGCCCTGAAACAGCCGGGCAAAACTCAGGTGGGCCTTGCCGCCCACCTCGGGATCGCGCATCCACAGATCACCCAGCTTTTGAAAGGCAAGCGGAAGCTCAAGGTCAACGAAATACCGAAGATCGCCGCTTATCTTGGCGTTGACCCGCCAGGTGGTGAGATCAAGCCTTCTTCATCGAAATGGGTGCCGGCACGAAAGGCCGGGATCGTCGCCGCCGGCCTATTCCGCGAAGTCGACGAGTTCGACCAGTCGGAGCCGGAAGAGATCACCGTTCCACGGGATGAGAATTTCCCGAATGCCAGGCAGCTTATCTTCGATGTCGAAGGCGACAGCATGAACGAGCTGAAGCCTCGCCCGATCCTGCCAGGCGACACCGTTGTCGCCACCGCCTACGAGGATATCGCCGGCCGTGTCGTGCTTCGTGATGGAATGGTGGTTGTCGTCCAGCGCACCCGCGACGGCGGACACATGCGGGAATGGTCGGTCAAGCAGATCGAGATCTACGAAGACCGGACGGAGTTTCATCCTCGATCGAGCAATCCGAAGCATAAGCCGATCATTGTGCATCGGCAGTTCGATGCTGACGACGGTGTTTCAGTCGAGGTGATCGCCGTCGTAAGGATGGTGATGAACACGATGCCGGGGCTGTGAAATGGCCGGTGATCGCCCAGCACGCTACGACATCCGCAAGGATGGGTACGATACCTGGGAGATATTCGATACGCTGACCGGTCGAACGGTATCGGTCGGCGGGAAGCCGCGCGCCGGCCTCAAACTCGACGAGGCCGACGTGCTGGTCGATATGCTGAACTCAGGTGATCAGGAGCCGGATGAGGAGACGGAACACTGAGCAATGGAAAGACGCTCGCCCGATACGATGGCGAGATAGCGGCAGCGCGGAACGTCTTATGTCCACTGGACTCCATCATCGACATAGATAAGATCGCGCCTGGTTATTGGGGGATCAACTTTAATGGCACTTTCCACACACGATGCGAAGATAGTCATTGGCATGGTGGCTCGCGGCGACGATCAGCATAATGTAGCTGCTTGGTTCGGCGAGAATCCAGGACGCGTTGCTGAAGCGCTTCAAGGCAAATATGGAACAACCGAGGCCGCACCTTCATCCGAATTGCCGCCGAGCGGACCTCCTGGCATGAAGGGTAGACGATTGCGGTTCAAGGTGAATAAAGCGATCGAGGCTCTTGAAGCTGGCGATAGCAGTACGGCCTTGTCTCTGCTTCGTGAGGGAATAGCCAACTTCAATAAGAATGAATGATTATAGATAGTCGCCCGGCCGCTCCAGGGACCGTCGGCAAGGCGGAACCCATGCGAGCCGGGATGACGCATTCCCTTTTTCCCATACAAACCACGCGTATCCTGTAGCGGTGGAAGCTTTTGCGTCCACCCTTCCCTTCACCATAGGCACTCGCTCGCTGAACTGAGCAAAAACTGTCGGCGGGCACTCTTTAAAGATGCTTTCATAGCGGCCGACACTTTCCAAGAAAACGGTCCTCGCGAGGATCGCGACCCCACTACGGGCCACAGTCATCGCACGCTGGACGAATTCTTCAGCAAGACGAAATGGCGGATTGGTGATAACCCAATCATGAGAGAGGGCTTCGTAGGGAAACGTTAGGAAGTCGCGTAGCGGGGCGAAGCCATATGGATAGGCGTCCGCGGCGTCTACTTTGCTGAAATACTCGGCAAGGGGTCTCGCCATGTAGCCACGCCCGCAGGCTGGTTCGAGACAGGAGAGCTCTCTCACCCTATTTGGACCAAGCACATGCTCAATCAAGGCTCTAGTCGCCCAAGGTGGCGTCGGGAAATCATCGGCGCTATCTTTTGGCTCGAAGCGCTGGGCCATCACCGCGTGGGAAGTATTCTGCATGTCGAATAGCGCCTCCATTCACGCAACATAGCGTGATTTGGCACTAGCTGGAATCCCTTGCCCCAAGCTACCCACACGAACGCCGAACATGCCATCGCCACTTCGTTGGTCTTGGCTCTCGGCTACGCGGCACAAGAACGCCGACCGTTCGCATCGAACTCATGGCAAGCTTGTGCGATCTCCACCATCATCCAGCGCTTCGGTTCTGCGCACATCCGGCTTATCCCCTCCCCGTCGATGAAGTTCATCACCGGCAGTACCCGGAAATCGTCTTCGTCACCGACTGGTGCAAAGGCGACCAGCTTGAAGCTGTAGCCGGGAAACCGATTGCCGAGATAATGCTCCATCCTCTCCTTTGAGTTGGTGATTTCATGCCGGCGATCGAAAGGCGGCACGATGATGAATTCCAGGACTTCCCTATCCATAACGCTTTCCTCCGCTGATCGCGAAAAGGCGGCCGATCACGCCTTCGCAGTGGCCGCAAAAGAACGGCAGGTTGTCGAGGTAGCCCTCCTCCGCCAGTGCGCACGGATCGTCCGGTAACTCGGCACCCGGCGGCGGCTCCAAGAGCCTTGAACTTTCACGCAAGCAGTTCTCGCAACGAATGTGTAGCCGCACAGGCGACTGTGATCTCGCTAATTCCAGCCCCATCGTTTGTTCTCCTTTCGTTCTTACGAAAACAGAACAGCGACGAAGAGTCGAGAGTGATTCGGCCTGAACGTTAAAGATTCTTCATTCATCACGGTATGTAAGTTTTTCATACATTCACGCTTGACTGCGATGTATGATTTGCGTACATTCTTCTCATCGGCCGCCCCGAACACCTCGCAAGAGAAGCTCCGACGGGACGGCGACAAGATGAGGACCGGCAATGCAGCACATCGAGCAAATGAACCGCACGACCGACGCGCTCCGCTTGGCTGAGCAGGATCTGTCGAACGCGATTGCATCAGTCCGTGGCGCGCATCGCCGGGGCAAGGTCGTGACGGCCCGGAATTATCTGCGCCACCTGCGCGACGTCCACGAGCTGCAAGCGAAGGCAATCGCCCTTGGCGCCGAAGGCCCTCTCGTCGAGCCGAAGCACGAAATCTGGAAGCCTACCCCAATCAACACCGGCTTCGTCGGCATCACTGCCGAAGAGCGCGCCGCCCGTGAATGGAAGCGCGTCTTCAACGGCTTCCCCTTCTGGGTCTACGCGAGCCGAGCCGGTCAAATCCCCCATCATTTTTCCATCGCTGCCGAATGAGGCCCGCCATGAAGCCCACAGAAATTTACGACGCGGCGCAGTTCGCCCGGTCGCTTTCCAAAAACCTCGACGTGGCGATGGCATTCGCCGACGCCGGTCATGATGCCGACGCCCGGTACAAGGTGCAGATCGCTCATGCGGCGTTCGCGAGCCTTGCCGATCAACTCGGCTACCGTGTCGAGAAGATCACCGCCGATCCGGCGCGCACCGTCGCCTATGTCGATGCAGGCCGTCCGGTACCGGGAGCGAGCGTCAATGGCTGACGTCAAGACCATCCCAAAAATCCAGTGCGACAACTGCGGCGCTGTCTCGGAGAAAACAGCCCACACGATGATGGGCCGTAGCACACCAGATTACAGCAAGCCGAGCTTGTGGGGATCCTGCAAGATCGAAGGCGGTCGCTCAACCGACAGCTACGGCGGCAAGAGCCGTCTCGATTTCACGGACCTGTGCACGTCCTGCGCCAACGTCGCGGTTGATGCCGCTGCTGCTGCCTTGAAGGCAGCGCGGAAGGAGGACGACGATGCGTGACTGCACCATCCGCGCCTTTGACGGCTGCTCCTGCGCTCCCGGCGAATGCCGGTCCCGCGCGATCGATCTCGGCAGGTTCCAGAAACGAGCCGAGCCGCCCTTCCCACCCTGCTCCCGGATTGCCCTCGCCTTTGTGGCTTGGTTCGCGGTGTCCGCGGCGATCCTCATCACCATCAACGAGCTGCGGGACATGGACCGGCGGCAGCAACAGGAGGCACGCATATGACCGAGAATGCTTGGTTTTGGTGGCAAGAGGCTCTTGCCGGCCGTATCGGCCCGATCCACGATGGCCACCCGCAGCAGGGATTTTACCGGACACGCTTCAAGGATAAGCCGTGGGAACCGGTCGCAATCTGGTTCGAGGATGGTGAGTGGCACGCGCTGCGCGGCGAGCGTAAGGTCGATGCTTCAGACGTTTGGACATGGTGCTGCCGGAACCCGATCACCCATGAAGCCTACACCAAGGCCATCGAAGGCGCAGGCTGGGATGATGAACCGGAGGCTCCGGCCATCGGGCACAACCTGCCGGATGATCCTTTCGAAGCTCTGCAGGTCGAGTTCGCCGCCGAGAAGGAACAAGCCGAAGCGTTCTTGAAACAGCCGATCAAGACGCAAGCCGACGCCGACCGTGCGGCGATCTGGTCCAAGCGGCTCTCCACCATCGCGAAGAAGGCGAGCGACCTGCACAAGGTGGAAAAGCAGCCGCACCTCGACGCCGGCCGCGCGGTCGATAACAAGTGGCGCGAACTCAAGGAAGAGCCGGACGCCCTGAGCAAAAAGCTCAAGCGCCACATGGACGATTACCTGCGCGAACAGCAGCGGATCGAAATGGAGCGCCAGCGCAAGGCACGTGAAGAAGCCGACCGTATCGCCCGCGAAGCCGAAGAGGCACGCCTCGCCGCCGAAAAGGCGGCTGCAAAAAAGATCGCTGACGGAATTTCGGACGCGGCGGCAATCGCAGAACACAACAACCGGATCGCGGAAGCCGAGCGCCTTGCCGAGCAGGCGGCTCAGGCCGAGCGTGACGCCCAGGCTCGGAACATGTCCGCCGGCCGGACCGGCGCGCGTGTCGCGCTGCGCACCTTCGTATCCGCCCGGATCGTCGATTACGACAAGGCTCTCCGGGCCTTGGGCAATCATCCCGAAATGAAAGCGCTTGTCGAAACGCTTGCGAACCGCGCCGTCCGGGCCGGCGTCGAAGTGGAAGGCGTCGAGCGCTTCGAGGAGCAGAGGGCTGCCTGATGACCGAAGCAACCGCACTCCTCGTCGCTGCCGTGAAGTTCAAGTGGCAGAAGGACGACAAGACCTATGACTACTTCATCCCGAATGGACTGGCGCCGCTGGTCGAGGTCGGCCGCAAGGTAGTCGTCGAGACCGCTCGCGGTGAAACCACCGTCGAGGTCGTCTCCATCAAATCCGAATCCGAAAAGGCGCAGAAGACGATCCTCCGCATCGTCGAGCCGGAAGTCGCCGATGAAGGAGAGAAGGCATGAACGCTCACGTTCCAGCACTCACCGGCGGCGGTCAGGTCATCGCCATAGTCCCTCAGACCTTCGAGGAAACGCTAAGGGTTGCGCGCGCCGTCGTCGCTTCCGGCCTTGCACCTGCCGCTCTGGTCGGGAAGCTCACCGGCGATGACGCCGCGGCGGCCGTCGCCGTCGCCATCATGTCCGGCGCCGAGCTCGGGCTCAAGCCGATGGTCAGCCTTCGGAGCTTCACGGTCATCAACGGGAAGCCGGCGCTTTACGGCGACGGCCTGATCAATGTTGTTCGCATGTCGGGCAAGGTCGCATACCTGCGTACCGGCTGCGAGGAACAAAACGGCAAGATGGTCGGGTTTTGCGAGGCCAAACGGTCCGACACCGGCGAAGAGAAGCGTGTCGAGTTCAGCCAGGACGATGCGATCCGCGCGCGCCTCTGGGATGAACGGGCCACCGTCAAAAAGCAGGTTTGGGAGAACGGGCAGAAGGTCTGGCGGGACAATGTTCCGAACGACGCGCCCTGGTACCGTTTCCCGAAGCGCATGCTGGCTTGGCGCGCGGCGGGTTACTGCCTGCGCGAACTGTTCGGCGACGTGCTCGGCGGCATCCGCGACGAGTTCGAGGCCCGCGAGATTGCGGACGTCGAAGACATGCGGGACGTAACGCCGCCGGCAGAAACCAAGACCGGACCGTCGAAACCTCCGGCTCCGCCAAAGCCGCCCGCTCCGCCTTCCGCCAAGACGATCGACGCCGAACCGGCCAAAGAAGAGCAGCCCAACGAAAGCGAGTTCGACCTCGGGAATTTCCTTGAGGAAATCGAAACTGCGCTCGCTGGCGCCAAGACTGCCGAGGACGCTGCGGAAATCTGGAACGACTTCGACGCACCGGCCACGCTGGAAAGCGCCGGCCATGCCGACATGATCGATACGGCATACGCAATCCGCGACCGTCGGCTTGCCCAGCTTGAGCCGATCAACGGAGGCTGACCATGATCAAGAAGGCCCCCGAGCACCCACCGTTTTATCTCGTCCGCGATGGTGACCGCCTCATCGGCGAAATGGAAATGGATCGCGAGATGATCCGCAAGTTCCCGGTCGGCCAGCGCATCCAGGCTGACCTTCGGACCGGTCGCGTGCCCAGCCGCCTCCGCTTCTATTTCAAGTTCCTGCGGGAAGTCGTGAAGGCGACCGAATGCGCGCCGCATCCTAAGGCGCTGCATCAGATGGTGAAACTCCGCACCGGCTACACCGATGACGTCATCATCAGCGGCTACGTGGTCAAGGTTCCGTCCTCCGTCTCTTTCGAGAGCATGGACGAGCCGACCTTCGAAGGTTTCCTCAACAACGCAATCCGCTTCATCGCATCGGAATTCGGCGTGACGCCGGAGGATGTGATGCCGGAGCGGCAGGATCGGAGGAGATCGGCATGAGCGAGGCTCCGAAACACACCCCCGGCCCTTGGGCATGGTTCGGCAACGCCGGCAGCAATCACGTCTATCTCGCCACGGTTCACCACGGCCGGCGATACGTCATGGATTTCACCCGCTGGGGCATGCGGGGCGCTCAGCCTCGCTTCCAGCCTGGGCGTGGCGTCATGGTCGATGCCAAGGATCTTCTGCAGTTCGAGGTTGGTGATCAAACTATCGTCGGCATCGAAGCCGCGAAGAAGGACGGCAGCGTCTATCGATACGACGTGCGCGGTATCGACTGCGCCGACGCTCGGTTGATAGCGGCGGCTCCTGATCTGTTGGAAGCGCTGCGGCAGATGGTCGTGAACTCTGAGGCGGACGGGAAACAATACCGCGACTGCCACAAAATAGCACTCGCAGCCATTGCTAAGGCGGAAGGCGGTGCAGCATGAAGAACCCGTTCCCGGTAAATCTTCAGACATCCGAGGATGTTCGAAAGGCTGGATGGCAGGCGGAAACCCGCGATGCTGACGGCCACCTTTGCCGAACCCATGCGCCGTTTGAGACCGACGCGGACATAATCTGGCTTGTGCGCGAGGCGCTTGAGAACGGCGAGACGGTTACAATCTGGCCTGTGAAAGGCGGCGCGGCATGATCGACTGGCAGAAAACCGCCTCTCACGTCATCAGCGAGGTTCACCGCAACCTCCCGGCCGACACCGACCTTGCGACCCGCAAGAAGGCGTTGCGCGCCGCTCGCCCCTGGGAGTTCGCCTCGACTAGCTGGGGCCGAAAGGTCTGGGCGAAGCACTCCCGCGCCTACCTCGAGAAGTTCGGCCTGCCGCCGCTCAAGGCGAAGGCAATCGAAAATCACCTTTCCCCGCTTGAACGCATGATCGCCAAGGCAAAGGCAGGTGGTGCATGAGCAACCGTCAGCAGCGCCTCGCCGCCCGCTCGATCGAGCGCAAAGGCTTGAAGGGTGATTGGGGAACTTGGCGCGTCACCGAACTTCCAGATGGCATTCCGGGCGGCTCGGGATGGTGCAAGCAGGTCCGCAGCGCCAAGGCGAACAACCTCTACGTCGTCCTGATCCGGCCGTTCTACGACATGGACGGTCATCTGACCCACCATTGCGCGATCCGGACCGCCTCGAACCTTGAGCCACCGTGGCGCGATCTCCAGAGGATCAAGAACGAACTGTTCGGAAGTGAGGCGACTGCCGTGCAGGTCATGCCGCCGGTCTCCGAACTGATCGACGAGGCCGACATGTATCACATGTGGGTTCTGTCGAGCCGCCTTCCCTTCACTTTGGCAAGGAGAGCAGCATGACAACCATCAATGACCACCTCAAGCGCTATCCCAACGCTCGCCCCTCCACCCTCGTCTATCTCGCCCGCCGCAACGAGACGACGGAAAAGCTCCGCCAGGAGATCGAAGCTCAGAAGCGGGTAAACGAGTTCCGCCACGACGTCGGACACGTCTCGTGGTTCCGGCGGATGCTTAGCATGGGGAGGCGTTGATGTCTGGCTCGTTCGGCCCGCTCTCCCAGGAGCAATTCAAAGATCTCGTCGATGCTCCATATGGGCGTGCTGGCGATACCATCAGGAAGTTTGATCCACTCTTTGGCAAAACGTCGTCAGACGGCGAGATTGTAAAGTGGCGTATCAAGCTCGTGCAGGAAGTCCGCATGGTCGGATACGTTACTGTAGAGGCTGTGAACGAAGAAGAAGCAGAGTTGGCCGCTGAAGCCATACCGGACGCCTCTGTTTCGTGGGATTTCGAGGACGCCGACTCTTCCTACTGCGTTGAAGTCAGGAGGATGTGATGGCTTGGGCTGTCAAGCGAGAACCCACGGCCTTCGCCGACACCCGCCGCGCCAAGGAAGCACAGGAGATACGCGATCCGCGGCACCTCGCCTGGATCGCCTCCCTGCCATCGGTAATTTCCGGCGCCTTCGGTTGTGAGGCCGCCCACGTCAACTTTCCCGACAAGCGGTTTGGAAAGCACATGCGCGGGAAAGGCACCAAGGCCGGCGACAACTGGACCCTACCCCTGCTCCCGGAAGAACATCGCACCGGCCCGAGCGCCCAGCATAAGACCGGGCAGGAGCAGGCATGGTGGGAAGCCCACGGCATTGACGCGAACACGCTTGCCGACCGGCTGTGGCGAGTGTCGGGCGATACGGAAGCGGCAATCAAGATCATTTTGGAGGCTCGCAAGCCATGAGCCTTCCATACTCCAACAGCACTTCCGGCCGGTCTGCCATGGACGATATCCGCAAAACCATCCAGGCTTTTGGTTGCTCCAAGTTCGCGCCGATGGAAGACTTCGACGCCGGCAAAGTCATCATTCAGTTCGAATACCGCGGTCGGATGGTCCAAGTCGAGGCCAGCGCCAAAGGTTACGCGGCTGCCTGGCTGCGTGAAAATCCTTGGAATAGCCGCATGCGGCGGTCTCCGAAGGATCACGAGGCGCAGGCGCTGCATAAGGGCCAAGTCGCCGTCTGGTCGATCCTCCGAGACTGGATCAAGGGTCAGCTTACCGCGATCGAGACCGGCATTCTTTCCTTCGAAGCCGCATTTCTCGGGCAAATCCTCTTGCCGACAGGCGAGACCGTCCACCAGCGCATTGCCTCGCAAGGCTTGCTGCCATCCCCTCAGGAGCCGAACGCATGATCACGGACAAGCAAGTCAGAGACGCACTGACGGCGTTCAACAAAGCCGTAAACGAGCCGGTCATGCTCAAATGCGAGCGCTGCGACGGTCGCGGATATCATCACGGTTTCGGGGAAAACGGCCACGATCCGGATTGGTGCGAGGTCTGTGGAGGCGGACAGTATGTTGTAGCACCGGGCGAAGAAGGGCGTGCGATGCGGCTTGCCCTCGAAGCTGCCCACCCCTCCCCATCAGCCTCAGAGGCGCAGGTACGGGTGAAGCACAAGAAGCGCGGCACCGAATACGAGGTGCTTGGCATCGGTAAGATGCAGGCGGATCATTGGTGGGAGAGAAACCCTCAGAACGGTAAGTTCGACCAGATGATCGATATGCGCGATGTCGCTATCTACCGCTCCCTCGCCGATGGCTCGATATGGGTTCGGCCGCGCGAGGAGTTCGAAGATGGACGCTTTGAAGCCCTCTCCACCCCAGAGCAGGGGGAGACAGAAGCGGGCGGATCACATTTGCTGTCTGGCATGACGGACGAAATCGTCAATCTCGTTATCGCAGCGCGCGAGGCCTTCGATTGCGGGTTTTTACCGGAAGAGGAGAGCCGGACACTGGATAAGGCGCTTGAGCCGTTCGCCAGCAAGGTCCGGTACGCCAACGAGCCGGATTACACCACGGAGGGCTCCCATGACTGACGACCTACGCCGTATCGGTGCCCATATGGCCACCGTGATGTTCAATCTCGCCCAGGGCGGCAGTTTACCCTTCGGAACCCGCGACTTGCTCCGTGACCTGCAAAGGCAATGGGACGAAGCCGTGAAGGCTTCTGACCGCTCGCCCCAGCAACAAACGGAAGGCGTCGATATCCCGCGCTTTCCGGTCGGTACGCCCGTGACCAAGGTTCTCGGCTATCCGTTTCCCGGCACGGTCGTGTCGACCTTTCACACACTGTCAGGGCAGGAACGGTTCGTGGTCGAGGCTACCGGTGAAGCCTATCGCGGCATGCTCCACATCTTCAACGGCGACCAGTTGCGAGCCACCACGGAGGGCCAACCAGTCCCGCGTCAGCACCCGGAGAGATACGATGGCATCGACTGAAAACCCATCCCCGCAAACGAGTATGACGGGTGGGCCGCGCTGCCCGGTTGTCGGCTGGCCTCCGCTCAAAAAGGCAATCTGGGATCAGCTCATCGCCGCCAATATCAACTCTGGAAAATACCTAAGCGCGTGGGAGCTGACCGACAGCATCTATGCCGCTGCCCTCGTAGCCACGAAGGAGGCCGACCGTGAAGCTTAAAGTTACGCTCGAAATCGAAGTCGCAGATCTGCCGCAGGACGTCCGCGAGGAACTTGCTGACGGCCTGAATTTCCGCGCCGACGAAGACAATTCGGTAGCTGACGATCTCGATACCGTCCCCCGGCTTTCCGAGATGTCAGCGAACGATGTCACTGACCTACCTTACACCTTCTTCGAGGGGATCGGCGATTACGAGGCGCAGGCCGAGGTATGGGCGGGAAGCGATACCTACGTCTACTTCTCCAAGGTCGAGATTAAAGACGTGATGATCGTGACCGAACCGGAGACGGCGGCATGAGCGAGATCGTAGGCGCTTGCCTTAGCCAATTCCACGACGATGCCGACAGCTTTGAACTGCTCTTGGCCTATGCAGACGGCCGCGAGGTTGGCTTTTCCGTCTCCCGCACCGTCGCACAGAAGATAGCTGCCGAGTTCGCCAACTGCCGGAATCCCATCCCCGCAAACGAGGGCCACCCCTCCATCGCCGTCACCGTCCACCCCCTCCCCGCGAAAGGAAACTGAGTGATGAGCGACCTCCTCAAACTTGCGGATCGTGTGGCCGCTGGTGAGATCAAGGCTCTCAGCATCAAGCAGCCGTACCCGCATCATATCTTCCATGACGGGAAGGATGTCGAGAACCGCGATTGGCCTACCAGAGGCCGAGGCTGGTTCATCGTGCATGCCGGCGTGTCGAAGTCCGAACTCGACAAAGACGATGACGAACAGATGGCGATGCCGCGCGGCGGCGTGGTCGGCATGGCCCGCATCGTCGATTGCGTCCGCGAGATGGAAAGCCGGTGGTTCTACGGGAAATTCGGCTTCGTCCTTCGCGATGCCTTCCCGCTCCCACTGATCCCATGCCGGGGGCAGCTCTCGTTCTTCAATCTTGAACCCGACGTAAACCAACAGGTTGCCGCCGCCATCCGTCGCCTTGCAGAGCAGGAGGGGACGGAATGAAACCGCGCCCCTATCGATGCCCTGGCTGCGATCGAGAGGCGTTCGTGCACGTCCAGCGAACAACGCTCCATTCGTTCGGCAGGAACGGGCTCGTCTATTCTATTTCATGCAGGCGCCACGATGACGAATCGTTCATCGCCGGCGGCCGGCTTCCAAACTCTTGCCTCGGCGAATGGTTTTCGGTTCGGCCGTTTACCACCGAAACCAGCGCGATCAGCGATTGGAATAACTGCATCATCGAAATGGCGGCATCCGCGCTCGGCATCACGGTTAAGCAGGCGCTCGCGATCAAGGAAGGCCGTGCCGCACTTCGCGAGGAGAAGGCCCCTGTGGACAACCGCGATGTGAATTACGGGGAAAGCGGGGATTGATGGCAAAGGAAGCTGTAATCCCGACCGGATGCTGGCCTGCTGTCCTTCGGGACGAGCTTGCGGCTGCCTATGCCGGCGAGAAGACGGTTGACGCCTTCATGAGCCGTGTGGGCGTGATCTGGCCGCGGCCATTCATTGAGACCGGAACCGGCAAAGGGAAGTTCCGCGCTTGGCGCAAGATCGATCTGGACAGGGTGATCAATCCAGAGGCCGTCGGCGGAGACCCGGAGGTCTTCTGATGGTGCCGATGACCATGCCGAAATACACCTCGTTCAAGCGGAAGCAGGGCGGATCGATCACCTTCTATTGGACTTGCCCGACCGCTTACAGGAAGGCCGGGGCCCCATTCACGTCGGTTACCCTCGGCCACGACCTCACGCAAAAAGAACTGAACGAAGCGGCCGCCACATGGAATGAGCGCCTGGACGGATGGAGGAAAGAGCGCTCGCCTATGGCTGAGCCGGACACCACGCGCCACGGAACAGTCGAGTGGCTGGTCAATTCCTATCTCCGCCACGACAGTTTTCTCGAGCGGGTGGGGGAATTCAGCCGCCCGGATTACCGGCGCATCTTCGATCGGGTCTGTGACACGCAAATAACCCGCGAATCCACGCAACAGCTTTTCCGAGTCGGGGATTTGAGGATCGCCAACATCGGCGTCAGCACGGCGGAGAAGATCTACAAGACCTTTGCCGACGAAGGCGCAGGGAGGACCTCCGAGAAGATTGTCACCTACTGCAAGGCCATGTGGAAGCGGATGAAGCCCCATCATCCCGACCTGTTCCGCCAGGATACACCGAACCCATGGGAAGGCGTCACGGTCAAGCGGCGGGCAAAAAAGGTCAAGGGGCACGTTGATCGCGAGTCGGTTTACGCCTTTGCCGAAGGCGCCATCAGATTGAAGCGACCCGAGCTTGCCGCTGCTGCGGTCCTCGCGTTCGAATTCTTCCTACGCCCGAGCAACATCGGCGCCGGCTATGCTCCATGGACCGGCTATCGCGGCGAGAGCGCTCCTGACAAGATCATATTCAGCCACAGGAAGACCGGAGAGCGCGCGGAGCATCCTCTTGAGTACATCGGCGAGGACGGAGCCGTTGTCGCGCTGTACGCGCAAGCTGAGGCGATTTTCAAACGCGTGCCAAAATACGGCACATCCATCGTCTGCCAGAAGAACGGGAAGCTGTTCGGTGACGGCACGCGCCTGTCTCAGGACGTCCGCGAAATCGCCGACAAGCTGACGGCCGAAGGCGTTCTTTCCCCCGGCTTCACCTTGGACAAGGCGCGGCATGGCGGGATGACGGAACTGGAGGAGATGGGCCTGACGGAGGGACAGGGCCGGGTACTGTCGAAGCACCGGACAAGCGCAGCCTATCGCGGCTATGCGAAAGAGACCGAAAAGCGTGTGCTTGAGGCCACCAAACGGCGGTTCGGCATTTCTGAAAACTCGGAAAACGTCAGCAAAATCAATGAGCCGAAAACAGCCGAAAAGTAGCATTTTCCGGCTCCCTTTTCAGAAACCGCATTGAAATCATTCAAACCTGTTTGGATTTGCAGTCCTCTGCGTCACCACTCCGCCACGAGGCCGTCCGAACGCATGAAGAGCGAGTGGTGTCGGGCGTTTAGAACGAATCGAATGACGGTGCAAGCGGGTTCGAGCGGATTGTCGTCTTTTTCCTGAACAAGGCGAAAGACCGTTACCGAGGGATAAAAATTCCGTCGCTACGTCCCCCGGCTATCTACAAGACGAGGTCCGGCGCCGACAGCAGCAAACTCCCCGATCTTCAGGAGATGCCCGCGGCCGATGCGGCGCTTCCGGAGTGGTTTCCGTCGAGTTCCGGAGCCCCCCGCGGGGCAGTGGAAGGCCGGAACCGGAAAAATTCATCAAAAATGATGGAACCAAACCCCGCCTTACGGGTTGTCTGCGCCGCAATGCGAGGTGTGGAAATGATGAGTGACGTAACCGAAGCAAACGAAGCCTTGTGGAGTGCCCCAGTCAGAGTACGTGTCGGATATGGTTTTCCCGAAACAATCCGCGGCCCGCGGGAGGCCCTGGAATATCTCAAATGGCGCTGGCCGGTGCGGGAAGGTACCTACTATATCAAGGCCCTGAAGGAATGCGCCGCCTGCCTGCAACGCAGGCTCCCCCTGGAAAAGGTGCGGGAAACCTTCGTCCTTGCCAGCATCGAAGCGAAAATGCTGAGCTGACCCAGGCCTTTAGGGCCGGTCCGATATGCGTCGTGCGTTCGCCGGAGATAGAACGAGCACGACTTCACGGGCAGGAACTGCTCCCTTTCCTGCCGTGCGAGCAGGTTGCCTCCTTAGAAGTGATCGAGGCGATCGCGCCGATCTTTCGCGGCGCCTGCGGCACGGATCGCGGCCTTCAGGCGGGCCAATAGATGTCGGAGCGGAAATCGGCCGGAATGTCGGTCAATCTGCCGATGGCTTCCGCCACGTAACCGATCTGCATTGCCAGGTAGCGGATCTCGCGCGGGACGGGGATGCCCGTCAGCGTCTCCCGGTTGCGCCAGCTTTCGTAGCCGGTTGCCTCAATGCGCCGTTCGGCTTCCCGAAGCACGTCTTCCAGGCTCGGAGCCGCATCGTCCGCCGGCCCGGCCGCCGCCGATGGGCGGGCCGAAAGGCCGCCCTCTATCACTCTGAACAT